CTATTGGGCAGTGCACCGATAGGGCTGCTTTATACATGCGATCTGCGGGGTCGAGCACTCGGCCCTGCCTTCGGATACCAGACAGAATGAACATTGATCGTTGAACTCGAAGCACTTCGGGTTCGCCCGCAGGAACGCCTCGATGCTGGCGGCTTGCTCCTGGTTCACACTTTCTGTTTCGACACGGTCCGTGGAGAAGGCAGGCGACGGTCCTGCGACTAACAGCACGATCCAATACTTCAACGCGCGCATGAGTCAAACTCCGTTTCCCGCTTCGCCCTGCTGGTAAATTTTTATTGTACGAGTGTATATTATAATTTCCTTGCATAAGATATCGGCCTCTGCTTCAATTCACCAAGGCTGATGCTCAGGGCTGAGTATAATTTCGTTAATGATGCCTCACAGAAAAGCTGCAACCAATCCGCCATCTTTTGCTGATGCGGCTTGGCCCTGCCTGTCGAGTCAGGAACACATTGCCGTGAACATTTATTTTAGACACTGAATTTTAGCACTGCACCCGGTCGTTCCGGGAACCGTGACAGCCCGCAATGCATTTGCCTTCCCGAGAGAAGGAGCCTCGTCCATGCGCAATCATTGGATCTACGTCGCCATCGGCTTTATCGTCGGCGCCGGACTGTTCGCCACCACCGTGTGGCAGAGCACGCAGCCGGTCAAATCCGATCAATTCGCCACTATAAAACTCGAAAAGACCGACCGCATCCAAGGCGGCATCCAGACGTCGTTCGTCACGGAGCGGTTCGGTCCCATATACTCCGTCGAGTGACCCGTTTGTCGGATGACAGTTTCCCTGCTTTCGGCAGGGCAGGCTTCGGTGTGGAACAAGCGCCGCAAGCATGCCGGTATCATCGTGATGCTCTTGTCTTTCGCTGAAGGATGCGCAAGTTATTCGCGCCGGCAGTTTCCGGCATGATACGACGATCGAGGACCCCTGCGTTGAAATCAGAAGACAAGCCTGACGCCGAATCCAGGGTCGAAAAGCGAACGAACGGGCGCTGGGCTTTCGTGCTCAGCTACCGTGGCGTTACCTATCCCGCGCAGGGTCAGTTTAGCACCCAGCTTCAGGCACAGGCTGCCGCCTATGTTGCGATGAAACTTCTGCGGAAAACACGGTAGACCCCGGTGTCGCCCCGTCAGTTGTAAGGTGAGTTGCACGGGCGGCGCCCACCCTGAAAGGGCTGGAACGTGTCGTCGGACAATCGATAGGAGTTGTACCGCTCCTGGCACCAGCGAAGATGCGCATTCGCATCGAACACCTTTTGTCTTTGGCGAAGCCGCGGTCTGTTGTGTAGCGGTCCGCCAACGGTTGCTCCCGGGCCAATGCTGATGTCGGGACTCCCGCCGCGGTATCGTGAGCCGTAATTCGGATATCTCTGCTGCAGGAAATCGCGGTATTCCCTCTCGATGAAGAGGTTGTGATTGGTGCTGCCGCCGGGACCGCCGGCGCATATTCCCGTACTGCATGTCTGGGATTCTGCCGGTGGTATGCCTATCGCGGCGGCAAACACGGCAATGGCGAGCGTTGCGATAGCTTTCACGGGAACCTCACCTTCTTTCGGCAAGCAATGAGAGGTTGGAGGGGGATTTCTCTGGTTAACACTTGGAGTTGATGCAGGGTCCCTAGAACCTTTTCTGTCTGAATGGAAAGACTCTATATCAAGATTGGCGCCGTTTGAGGGCGCGCGGCAGCAAACGCTCGGCCGCGCACCGCCGCAAAAGACAATATTCCTATTCTCAGCTCATCAAATGGCTGCCTTTCCGTGTTCGCGCAATGCCTTTTCGAAAAGCAGAACGTTGAGGCCCCGCTTCAGCCACTCCAGCTGGGCTTCCGGCATCATTCTCAATCCTTCGTAATCCATGACACAAACGTTGAAGACGGTGGCCTTCACCTGCCGCCCTTCCTCGCATCCGAGCAACAATCCTTCGAGCCGCATCATCCGGTCGGCCGCCTTCTTCACCTTCAAAGCGCGGTCCTCGCTCGGCTCTCCCGCATGCCCTCGCACGTGACCGATCTGCTGCGCCCTGACGCTTGGAAAAGGAATGCCCGTCAAATGATAGTAGCGCACCATTGCCGCCGCATAATCGTCGCCGGCGTCCCGCTGCTGCTCGCTGATCCGGCCATCAAGAAACAGCCGGCCGAGCGTGTAGCCGGCAAGGGCGCTTCTGGTATCAAGGCCGTGCATGCGCTTGCGCGCTGCAAGGGCGACGGCCGTCGCTTCCTTCTCGCTGTCCTGTTGCGACCATTTGGGCTTTATCTTGCCGCAGGCAAAGCGCTCGGCATCGACCTTCCGCGGCCTTCCGAGTTGTGCTTTGCGCCTTGCACGCAGTTTCTGGGCTTTGGTCAGCATGGAGATCCTTTCGGGCCTGATGAGATGAGTTGCGCCGCGCGCGCCCTGCCCTTGCGCGGGCGGGGATGGGCGGAAGTCGGGGGATAAGAACGTGGGCCAGCAAGCAAGCGCCCGGTACGATCCGGGCAGCGATATCAGCTCAATATACCGTCTCGCTCCCGCCGGCAGCCTGCACGGCGGCAAGCACGGTCGTGTGATCACGGTGAAAGATTCGGCCGATCCCCGCCAGCGAGAGATCACGGCGTTGCTCATAGACGGCACGCATGCAGGCATGTCTCGGCCTCACTAGCCGGCGCTCACGGCGCACGCTGATGATGTCGTCCCAGCTTACGTCTGGAAAATCCTTGAGGACCACGGCAACGATTTCGTCGACCGACGGCCTGTCGCCATCTTCTCCGTCCGACCCCTGCTTCTCTCGGTCGGCAAGAAGGATGCGCGCCTGCGCCAGCAGCCGCGCTGCCGCATCGGCAAGATCGATTTCGAGCTTGGCGATCTGCCGCTCTTTCGCTTCGCTGTCCCGGGCAAACGCGACCAGCTGCCGCTCGAGCTCTTCGATGTGAGCGGCTCTGCGCGCCGCTATGCCCGGCCGTGTCAGCCGCTCCCGGATGAGGCCGTAGTGTCTCTTCTGCCTTGCCAGTTCCGAATTCTCCGCCATCGCTTCTCCAGTTCCATTTTCGGCGATCCCGGCAGCCAAGCGCATCCGCCGCTGCTTGACTTTATGAATGACATCTATAATGTCGTGTTGTCAACATGATTTATGTTATCAACATTGGTATGTCCCCTGTCATGAGCGAACGAGCTGAAAGATTGCGTGAGGCGCGCGTCAAAGCGGGCTATCGATTTGCCTCCGACGCGGCGAATGCCTTGGGCATTGTCACCTCGACCTATCGCGCCCACGAAAACGGGCAGAACGATTTCGAGCTCGGCGAGGCCGAGGTATACGGCCGCAAATTCAATGTCGACCCGCTTTGGCTGTTGACCGGTACTGACCGCCGGACCTCCATCCCCCTGCCCCCTGCCACGACATTGCCTGAAGTCCACGCGCCGAACGCTCGAGTCGGCGCCAAGGTAATCGGTCAAGGGGAAAAGATCCCCGTCTTCGGCCAGGCCGTCGGCGGAGTTGATGGTGAATTCATAATGAACGGCAATGTGTTGTACGAAGTCATGGCACCGCCCATCCTCTCGGATGTCTCAGGCGCCTATGCGGTATCTGTGTCAGGCGATTCCATGTATCCGCGGTACGAAGACGGCGAAGTCTGCTTCGTCGATCCGAGCCGCCGCGTCCGCAAGGGCGACTACGTGATCGCCCAGATCCGGCTGGAGGAAAGCGGCGCTCTGCTCGCCTATGTCAAAAAATTCGTCCGCCACAACAGCTCCGAATTGGTACTCGAACAGTTCAACCCGCCCAAGGAGCTGCGCTTCGAGGCCCATACAGTTCATTCGGTCCATTATATCGCCCTCGCTGGCAACGCCTGAAGGCACGAGAGCTTCTCTTTCCATCCGCATTCCATTGCTTGTCCCACGAGAGCCAGGCAAAACCTTGGACTGGATGTACGTTCGCCTCCCCATCCCGGCAACATCCGCCAATTTCAACACAGTTCATGTTGACATAGATCGTGTTGAGTGCGATGTTGCTGGAGTAATCAGGGCGAAGTCGCCCGACGCTTGCAGTTACTGAGGAGAAGAACCCCTAAATGTCCCTCCCCCGAATCAAATCCGATCTTCATGGTCAGGTCGACGAACTCTTCGCGGCCGATCTTCTCCATTCAACGGATGCGCAAAACCAGACGGCGCTCAAAGGATTTCTCTCTTCCGCCTATTGCAGCCTGGCTTCGCTCGCCTGGCATCTCGGCGCCGATGGGCGTGTTTTCCAGCGCGAGGCGCGGCCTGCGACGGACCTCGTCGACGACGTCTTCTTCGCCCTCAACCGCGAGCGCGAGTTTAGCGGCGGCGCCGATGCGCGGCAGACGCAACGACAGCTTGGCACTCATAATTCCCGCCAGCAGTTCGGAGGCGCCCTGTGATGCGGGCTGAGACATACGCAATCGTCAATCTGGCGGCTCTGAACCTCATAGAAGCCGTCAGTGCCGCCTACTTCGTCACAGAGAAGCAGGCCACCACCCGTCACGAGTTTCGCGCCCGCGAAATGTTGAAGAAAATTGCTCTGGCTCTCGATTACGACCTTACCGAAGCGGCAATCCAAGCCGACCGTCAGGAACTCTCAACCGGCATCGCGCCGCGGGCGACGGTCCCCGCCCTCAGGCTTGTATCTGCTGAGTTTGCTGAACGCAGCGGTGACTGATGTGCCGCCCTCCGCCGCTTCAATCGTCGTCAGGCGGGCAAGGCCATTTCGCGGGAGTGGAAAGACCGGACGGCAGTTTGGTCGCGTCGTCGCCGCAGGTGAGATCGACCTGTTCCTGCGTGAGGCCGGACGCTCTGGAAAGGTCGACACCTTCTATTCTGGTAAGGAAGAGGAAGGCGCGGTCCAGGTCGATCGGACCTTCGAAAACGGCGCCGCTCAGCTTGGCTCGCGAAAGATTGGCCATGGAGAAGCGGGCGCCCGTCAACACCGCCTGGTCGAAAGTCGCGCGCCCGAGTTCCGCCTTTTCGAAGTCCGCACCTGTGAGCCGCGCGCCGGTAAAATCGGTGCGCTGTAGCTCGGCGCTCGCAAAGGAGGCGTTTTCCGCGGAGATTGCTGAGAAATTACCCCGATAGGCCTCGACCCTGCTGAAATTCGCCTTGTCCGCCCTGGCGCCGGCAAGCGAAGCACGAACGAGCGTCGCCTTCTCCAGATTAGCGGAATTCAGATTGGCCCCGCGCAAGTCCGTCATGGTAAAGTCGGCATTCACAAGATTGCTTTCCGGCAGGTCGCTGCCACGCAGCATGATCTGTTTTTTGTTACAGTCCTGCCAGTCCGTGCGAGGCCCGGCCGTGCTCTTGCAGTCCGCCGCCGCGGCCGCACTGGGGCCAAATGCCGCTATCATGATCGCTGCGGCGAAAAGTGCCGCGCCGCCGGATCCCGTACCTGTCTTGCCAAGCTTCGTCATATCGCCGCTCCTGCCGGCCAGTCAAAATATCAGCCGCCCCATTTTACGGCAGGCTTCAGAAGCGCCGCAAAGAACTCCGTGGAATTCAATGTGTTACGACGAATCCACCTTTGAGGAAAGAGCGGCGGTAACCGCGCCGTCAATAGAGCGATTTTGCCAATTGGAGAGGCAGGAAATCTCTCGCTCCTGCCCCTTCCTGTTTTGGGTTGAATTCAAGCCTCGACGCCCTGGATGGCCGATACCTGCCAATCGGCGCCGGGCCTGCGCACAAAGGTCCATATCTCGACTGCCTCGGTCGGCCTGTCCGCGTCGCCGCTGACCACGTCGCCGGTCGCCCTGTCGCGCATCACGTCGACGCTCTCGTAGCGCATCGCAACGGTTGCGTAATCCCTGCCGTCTTCTCTCCATGCCTCGGCCAGGTCGCCCTGGACGAGGTGAACGTTCCGGACTTCGTTCTTGAGGCCCTTCGTTGCATTGTCGCTGAGCTCTTCTGCAAGGTAGGACATGGCCTCCGGTGTCGTCAGCCTCCGCAACGCCGCATAATCTTCTGCTCCGTAGGCAGCCTGCACGCCCTTCAGCATCGTCTCGAAACGATCGAGATCGTCCTGGCCGACACTGATTTCCTCTCCACCGCCATAAGCCGGTGCCGCAGCAGGCGAACGCGGCGCGGCGGCACTGCCCACGGCTTCCCCTATTCTTGGGATGCGGAAGGATGGCGGATTACCGGCCGTCGCCGATGTGCGGGCGGTTGCCGACGGCGCCGAATAGGCCGGGCGCTGGTTGCGGCCGAAAAACCGCATTGCAAGGGAAATGAGCAGAACGACGAGACCAACTTGCAGCAGCAATCCAAGGAAGCCGACGCCGCCGCCGATACCGTGACCGAGCAGCATGCCGATCAGACCGCCCATCATGAGGCCGCCGATCATCGATCCGCCGAATCCGCTGAAGAAGCCCGGGCGCGCATTGCCCGTCCGGTTCTGGGTAGCCGGGCTCGTTGCGGTCGAAGGCTGCGCATTCTGCCGCGGCGTCATCGTCCTGTCGATCGGCGCGGCGGGCGCGGGCGCCGTGCGCGTCGCCGGCGGCGCGGAAAATGTCCGGCTGCCGCGAGAACCGAATCCTCCGCCTGCCCGTCTCGCATCGGCGACATCGACCACCGTCAACATCGCCGCAACACCAATCGCCGCAATGGCCAGAACCCGTCCGAAACGCTGCATTTCCACCCTTCCCTATCTCAGAGCCCGCAATGGGCCGTAGAGCGTCATATAGAGCTTGCAGGACAAGAGTTTAAGAGCGTTTCCGCGTCTTTCTTCGATCGCGGCCCGGCTCGAGCAGTTCCCGGGAAGCGCGTGGCGGTTTACTGCCCGGAACTGCGGAAATCAGATTGGAGAAAAACCGGCCCTCGTCACGGATAATGGACCGGCGCGATGAATCCGAGTTCGAGCAACTGCCCGGACCCCGAGAATCGCGTCGAGCTCTCGTGGGAAAAGTCGAATTCCCCGGCCTCCTGCAGGTCTTCCAGCATCTTGCGATAGGCCGCCGCAGCATTGAAATACTGCCCTTCGGCGACCGCCCGCTCGATCTTCTCCTTGTAATCGGAGAAGAATTTGAAGTGCAGCAGCACGCCGGAGACGGCAGGAAAATTCCGCTCGCAAGGCAAAGGCTGATGAATGCTGACCCCCAGGCTGCATTCCGGGTCCCAGAAGATGACAGGATATTTCATGAGTTCGAGCAGATGGGCGAATTTGCGCTTCCGCGGGCCGCCGGTGATGCTGATCGCCCGCTTCGTATAGCTCATCTCGTATCCTGAGCCATCAAAATGATCGGCGATTTCCCAAGGCATCCAGCCGTCATCGCCGTCGAGTGAAGCAGCTCCGAGCTGCCCGATCGGATACATGTCGAGCATGGGGGCGGCAAGACGCTTCTCGCCCCTGCTCTCCAGCGCCTTAACAAGGTCGCCAAGCGGCCGGTTTTCGCAATCGTCATAGATCAGGAACTCGTCCGAATCGACATTCAGAAACCAGCGGCTCCCGCCATAGCGCTCGAACAGAGCCTCGCGCCATTCACGCCCTCTGCGGGCATCCCGATAGCGTACCGGCGAAGCCCAAAGGTCCACATCCGCCTGCGCGAGCAGATAGTCCCGCGTTCCGTCCGACGATACGTCGTCGACGCAGATAAATCGGGAGACGCCGAGCCTTCGGTAATGCGCAAGAAAGGCCGGCAGCAATTTTCGGTCGTTGTGCGTATTGAACACAAGTGGAATGTCGCTAGTGCCGAGCGGTCTCTGGCCACCCTCCGTCAGGCACGACATTTCGATCGACCGTTTCCGCCTGCGGACACGCGCCGTGAGCTTATACGTCTCGTAGCGTGAAAGCATGCGATCGAATATCCCTCTTCGCACCCGCTGCTTCTCATCCTCAGATGGGTGAAAGGGATAGTGAAGATCTTTCAAGGTCCGCTCCGATCAACCGATACGAAATGTTGCGTTTATCGGCATCGTCGCGAGAATTCAACACAACAAAAGCTCGAGCAATTCCGTCTTTCCGAGAAAAGCGGAAATTTGCTAGAATGCAAACGGATACCGCGGCCGCAAGCTCCGCGTTCCCAGCCTGACGAAGTTCTTCATTTTCCCCGGGATATGCTCGCGGCGGTCATAGGCGGCCAAGAGGTTTGCGGATCTTCGGTCCTCGTTGAAGCGGGCTATCCACTGCTCCGTCAGCTCGTCACGCTGGACGGCCATCGATGTCCGCAACTCCGCGGGCGGCGCCACCTGCATGTGAGCCACCAGGTGGTTGACGAAAGGAGCTGGATCGGCAGCGAGTTCCTCGTACACGAATTCCATAAACTGCGCACCGCTGAGCTCCAGATAGCTTTGCCAGAAGGCATAGCTGTCCAGTTCGACCCGCTTCTCGCCTCCGTCAGGAGTAGATAACCCCGCATGAACCGTCCGTCGTAACATACTTGCAAATGCCAGCCCGGGCGCGGTGAAAGATGAATGTTGGCTTTTTTACCACAAGCTAAAGCAGACAGATCGAGGCTTTGTCAGAGCGGAATGGCGAAAACTGTGCGAAAACACGGCAACCGCTGCAGAACTAGGGGAGCTCGAATGCAGCTCGCGATATATTGAGAATGTTTTTGGTGGGTGATCACGGGCTCGAACCGTGGACCCGCTGATTAAGAGTAATCTATTTTTCTCTGAACAGCCTACAAACCAAGTAACGCGGTTTCCAATGCTATCCGATAACTACACCCAAAAACGCGGAACGTTTCGTGAATTGGAAACCGCAAATTAGGTATTCTTCGGCTGATCTGCAACAGGAATTTCGAATACCGCCGCGTCATCCTCTTTCGGCCTTATGCCCTTGAAGGAAGCATGACGCAGCTTGCCGTCGTCCGTCCAGCCGCGATACTCAACTTCGGCGACCAGAACCGGCTCGACGAGGACGGCGGCTTTCCTCCTCAGGACGACCGCCGGAGTTCTCGTCGCCATCCTCTCGAGCAACTTCCGCAGCTCGCGCGACAGCTCGTTTGACCAGCCCGTCCCGCAGCCGCAGCCATATGACACTGTCCGTCGCCTTTGTCGGTTCAGCGACACAAAATTTCCTTCAACTATGTTGTCAAGGTTTCCCACCTAATTATTTGAAAAAACAATATATCATTGTCTGCCAAACGCGGGTGACACGGGAAGGTAAGGAGACTATATAGATGCTGCGACCAGGCACGACTTCGACGTTTACCCTGGCAGCGCATGTTGTTGGGCATTCATGTGCCCCGAACAACCGAGTGCTTCATGAACTGAAGGCCAGAAAAAGATGCCCACTGCTCCAAACGAGCACCCCACGGATGGGAAAGTCGACACTTGCACTTTCCCGGAAGAAGTTCTGAATTCGCCCCTACCGGTCGTCGCCGCCTTCTCGGGAGATCGTTGCCTGCCGTGCGACGCGGTTGCATTCAGCCTCAAACAAATCGCCACCGAGCTTGCTGGCAAGGTCAAGGTGGTCAAGATCGACGTCGACGAGAACCTCGATCTCGCGGCGCAGTATGGCGTACGCGAGGTTCCGACGCTTCTCATGTTCAAGGGTGGTGAAGTCGCCGACATCTACGTCGGAACCGGCTCACTCCGCTCATGGATTTCGGAGGCGCTGGCTTGAGTCGCCGGTCTTCGCCTCCTTCGATACGCCGAGCGACCAACCCTTCTACCGGCGCATCTGAAACTGATCCGAATGCTCACCAACGTCCACCTCTGGAGGACCAATGATCCTGCACAGTCTTAGGGCGCTGAAAATGGCGCTCGCCACGCCTTTTAACATCGGCTTCTGCCGAACATCCCTGGCAAAGGGACTCTTCTCTACGTCGCAGTATGAGGAAAGGGAGTATCTAATATGACGAAGTTTTCCCAGCTCGCGGCGGGGCTCGGACTGTTGGCAGCGATCGCCGCTTCACAGTCCCAGTTTGGTGCGGGCGCTGCAGGTTTAGTCGCGCTCGGCGCCGCCTCTATCTCCTCACCTGCCTTCGCGCAAAATCAGCCATGCAATGATAATGGTACACATTGCTCGATGGTAAAAGCTTATAACCGAACGAACGTCACGCGTTGTTTTCGCTTTTACTTGCCGACGGGAACGCGGCAGTTCACTCCCGCTGACGGGGTCCCTATGGACCTCGGGGGGTTACATCCTGGCACCAGATTTACATATTCCATTTTTGGAGCGACTTGTGGCGGCGCCGCGTGGTCGACGCGAACCTACACTGTGGCCGCTGTCGATGGCCAACGGCTCGTAATCTTTGAAACGCCGGAATAAAATTCCGCTCTTTCCTGCTTCCCCGATGCAGCTTGCTGCATCGGGGTTCACCCGACGACGTTGTAGCGTCTTTGTCGCCTGGGTCAGCGTCGGTGACGCAGACTTTCTTGTATTTGCCTGACGGCATTGGCCGTAATCGGCTCCTCGACACAGATTGTTCCTTGAACCGTGTGGTCATATCTCCACCTAAGTAGCTCAACAGCGAGCAATGTCCTTCCTTCAGCTCTCACCCCTGCGACCAAGCACCACTTTTGCACGATCTAGCCCCCGGGCGTGCATGCCGTTGTGACATTCATGTTGCGGACCAAAATGGTTCAAAACAACAAAGGAGACAAGATGATAACCGCCTCTCCACTCAATGGGCGAATGCCATTAACCGCCTTAATGTTCGTTTTTGTTTGCGGACTATCGATGCCGGCGCGCGCGGCTGAAGTCATTGATCACGACCAGGTGAAAGGGTTTCCCGACAGCACCTCGGGTCTCCTCAAGACCTTTCAGCCCTCTCTCAAAGTTATCCGAGGCTGCGTCCCTTTCCCGGCCGTGGATGCCGACGGCAACGTCAGCGGCGGTCTGAAGCCATCAGGAATGGCGAGCGGCGGTTGCTCACGCAGCCCTGGACAGATCTATGTCAGAGCTGGGGAGTATAACGGTCAGTGTGCCGTCATGTACTCGTGGTTCTTTCCCAAGGACCAGAACCAGACCTGGCCCCTCAAGGGCGGGTCTCGGTATGATTGGGAGGATGTCATCGTATGGCTGACGCGTTGCGATAGCGAAGCGCAGGTTGAAGCGGTCAGCTATTGGAGCGGTGGTCGTTACAACGTGACGCCACAGCCGCACATGGATGGAACACATCCGCTGGTCAAATACTACCGGCCGGAAGGCGGAAACCAATTTTTACTCGCGGACACCCGGTACCGTGGCGGCAAGCAGCCTGCAGTCAGCTGGTCCGACCTGACCGAGGAAGCAAGGGAAACGCTCGACAACTATAACTTCGGCAAAGTGGCTGTGCCATTCAACTCTTACAACTTCGACGCCAATCTGGAGACGGCCTGGCGACAAGGACATGGAGGCTGATTGGGGAATTCCTGGGCCGGAAACGGTGGTGCTCAAAGGCTCCGCCGTGACCGCTCCGCGACCGCACGACAATCGGCAGGTGTTGGACAATGTCTACCGCCGTTGGCAAGCGCCCGAGCGCCCGCACAAATGCGACAGAGCTATAACGCGTCAGAATTTCTTAATGCGTCGATCACATCAATCGGCGTCGAGCGGATGACTGCCGCAGCCATATGACATTGTCCGTCAATCGGCTCCTCGACACGAATTTGTTCGTTGAACTATCAGTCAATTTCCCATTCTGGCTAAGAAACATTACCGTTATTTCATCAGCATTATCAGTATTCTAGTAGCCCCCTACGACCGGGAACGGCTATAACCCCGTGCATGCTGTTTGGCATTCAGGTGTCCCGAAAAACCGCATCGTACAAACACGGAGTAAATAGCTTTGGAGAGCAATAAGATCCTGTCTATGGAGTCACGGGCCCCCGCGCTGAAAGTGCGGGACTGGGTACGTGGTGAGCCCCTTGCGAGCTTCCAGCCGGGTAAATTGTACATTCTTGAATTTTGTGGAACCACATGTGACGGTTGTGAGCGGGCGATGCTCAATCTGATAGAGCTGCAGGAGAGTTATAAGGACAGTGGAGTTGAGGTCGTCACGGTCGCGGCACACGAAAGCGCTGCATCCTCCGATGAGGCCCGAGGCAAGCTTGACGCGTGGTTGGCTAAGTTCCCGGAGTTGAACTTTCCAGTCGCGTTCGACGACACAGGCGCAATGAACACGCTATGGATGGAGCCGAGTTTTTCGATCGTGATTCCGAGGCTGTTCGTGATCGACCGAGACGGCTACATTGCCTTTATCGGCCATCCGGACAAACTGCACGACGTTCTTCCGCACTTGCTGGACGGCACCTGGCGCACCAGCGCTCAAGCGAAGGCAACGGAAAGCGAGCGCATCGCCGAAGATGAACCAAAAGTGCGCAAGCATGCGTTGTTGAAGCCGATCAGAGGCAAAAGAAGGGCAGCGGAGGGAATAGGGGATTGGATGACGGCCCTTACGGCGGTCGAAGAGGGCATCGCCCTTGATCCGGACAGCTACAATTTACGCGCGTATCAAGTCCATCTGCTACTTGATAAAATGTGGGACATGGAAAATGGCTTGGTGGTGCTATGGCAATTCGTTCGCGAAGCCATCGACAGAGGCGACGCACATTGGCTGGTTACGGCGATGATGCAAATCTTCCGTCAGAGCCTTCCCTCTGCCGAGCGTTTCGCGATGGGCGAGGTGCTATCAGAACACATCCTGGCCCTGGATCTCGCGCAATGCAATCTCCCCGCGTCCCAGCTTTTTCCGAAGGTGGCCCGCCACTACTATGAGATCGGCAACAAGGACCGCGCCGTCGAGTTGCTCGAGCTGGCGCTGAAGTCGCTGGAGGGGCATGGAGCGAAAGAACGCCCTCAACTAGATCTGCTGCAGACTCTGGCCAATTACAAGGGCGAGACGGTTTGTTCCGGTGATGTTTGTGTGGTCCCGCGGACGAATATTTCGACCGGTGCCACGCCAAAGGCGGAGACGAAGAACCTCGATGAAAGAGGAGCTCTTGAATGACCTCTATTCCATTTGCTCCGGAGCTCGGCGTCTTCTCGTAGCGGAGGCGCTATAGCGTTTCCCTGTCTGAATTCTCGGCAGGGAGCGGAACAAAAGTCGCCCGCATGACTTTCTGTGTCGCCGAGCAATTCGGCATTCAGGTCCCCCAGCCTGTTACTGGTGCCCGCGTTTAATCGCCTTCGCGGGCACCTTTTTGTTGTGTCAATCTATTCCTTGCCGAGATCCGGAACATTCCAACGAACACTGTGTTTGGAGATGGTTCCTCTTCAGTAGGTTATTTCCGCTGGAACCGTCGACTGAGTGGATACGCGAGTCGACCAACTGCAGCGCTCCTTTTGAGTTGTGCCAGGAGCGCTGCCTTTCCAGCAGGGCAAAAAATGGGGTCTTAGGCCGGTCTTAGGCTTGCCGCCGAGCGAAACCTTTGAATAATCCGGAGTTGTCAGCCCAAGCGGCACTCGTCAGCCGCTCGGGTGAGTGATGCCTCAGAGCTGCCCGCATCGTCCCTTCTAGGAGGCTCTGAGGCGCCCGCGTTTTATAGGACTTTCAATGACGCACGACCGAGACGATCACAGCCTACCGGATGAAAGCCCATCCACTGACGAGAAACCCGCGCCAGACACTCCACAGAGGACGATTGCAAATCGGCGGAAGTCGGTGGGCGTTATCCACGAAGGCGATACCGGTCGCCTGGAGGCGCTGGAATATCTCGGCAGAAGGTGGTTGTCACGTCGCTAGCAGTGCCGGCACTAACGCCGGAGCTGCGCGCCGTCCCGCTGGCCGGCCTCGATCCTCTGCAGGATTTCGCGCATCACCCGTGTATCGATGGAGAGACTGTTGAGCGTGTTCTCGACGGCTTTCATTGAGGTCGCCGCTTCGGCCGCCTGCTTCTCCACCCCCGAGATCCGGAGTTCGTGATTGTCGATCTGCCGGAGGGAGACCTCCGCTGCGGTCAGGCGCTTGTCGAGGCGATCGATGGAATTCGCCTGCGAGTCCTGATTGGCGTTCACCCTCTCCCACGTCGCGCCCCACGCCATGAGGCCGCCGGCAAAGCCGAATAGGATCACCAAGGTGTTGAGGTTGTATTCGAACCTCCATTTCGGAGTTGCGACCATCTTTTCGGTTTCCTGTGTTTCAGCCAATGCCCTGCCCCTCGAAACGCAATGCCGGAAGGTTACTGCTGCGCCGCGTCGTGGCGGGCGCACTCGCTCTGTGTCCAGGCGCGGGCGCCACACAGCCCGCGACTGTTTCGTCGATCTTGTCCTGATCGGCCGGCCTTGCGCCTCGAGCTCCGATCAGGGATGTGCCGACGACGGCTCTAGCCGCCTGGTTGAGCCGGTCTATTCGACGCAGGGACCTGTTGCGTTGACGTACAGCCGGCCGCGCTCAATGCACAGGCGGCGGTTAAAGCGAGCGCGATCAGCCTCATCTCGCAGTTCTCCGATTGCTTTGTTGGTTGCGGAATCCCGTTCTTCGCGTTCGAGTTTCCGGCCCTCTTCCCGCGCTTCGGGGATGATCCAGAGCGCGTTGACCGTCTGCATGCCGGTAAAAACGAGGATGCCGCCGACAACCGCGCTAGCGGCCAAAGAGGAGCGGCTGAACATCACGCCATCCCCTCTACCTGTTTCGCCACCGCCTTCCGATCGGCGTTCTTCCTCCAGTAGAGGAAGCCGGCAATGCCGGCGAACGCGATAAGGATCAACAATAGGTTCTGCCACGGTATGCCGCCGATCGCCGTAAGCAACGAAGCGCCGCCGCCGATGACAGACGGCGTGATCACCTCTTTCGACTTCCACCACGGCGCATCGAGGCTCGGCGGCGTCACAGGAACCGGTACCAGCTTCTCCTCGGTCACCGGCGCGGCTTTGACCTCCGGCCGTGCCGCTTCGCCCGGAGTGAGCGCCACAAGCGCCGTGTGCATCGCAGCGCGCGTTTTCGGCCCGACGTCGCCGTCGACCTGCAGGCGCTGGTCAGCCTGGAACTGAAGGATGTTGTCGGCGCGGTAGCCGAGGAGGACGAGCGAGATCCTGGCGAGCCGATCAAACCGGTCGGCTAAGCCGTTCTTGCCGCCATTGATCTTCTTCGTGATGGTCTCGGCGTCGCCCTGGTCGGCCCAACGGTTCAGATCGCGTGTGTCCCAGTAGAACAGAGGCACTAAGCCTTCCCATGGATCGGCATTGACCGCGTCTGGATCCTTAACGAAGTCCGGGCAATCGAGGCCAGCCGCGCGGCACCAGTTGCGGAACTGGCGATAATTATCCTTGCCGGTAAGCTGCATGCCGGTGCGGCCGCGGTAGAGATGGCCGTCGCCATCATTCTCCGGCGTGTTTCCAAGATCGGTGCGGGTTTCGTAGCGCTGCTGCGCCGGCGTCGGTCCCCAGATCTCGCGATCGTAGCGGAAGTCTCCGCTTTCATGCATGAGCTGGGCGAAATACTGGGAGAGACGATGCGGCCGATCCATGCCGAAACGCTCCCCGTACCTGTCCAGTGCCACAAGCACGGACGCGAGGTTGCTCTCGTTCACCTTGCCCTTCGCGGCAGCGCGAACGTGCTGAGCGGTGATGGCGCTCATTGAAGTCTCCTGGTTGTCGTTGGGGAACATTCGGCAGCTGGTTTGTGGCCGCCAGCAGTGTTCGGGCTTAAGCTGACATTGGTCGTCTTGCCCCTCTCAGGCGACCGGGAAGGCTCGTCGCCGGCGGTAGCCCTTGACGGGCCGCGCCATTGAGCCCACATCAATGGAAACAGGGGCTTGGACTTGGACATAAAAGACAGCGAAGCGGAAAGCGCCGGCCCAATCGAGCTGGTTACTGACCTCTCAGAAATCGCGGCACAGTGCGCCGCTTCGGATCTTCTTGACTTTGCGGCACAGCTTGCCGGCCTCGCCGAGGACCTCAAAGCTCTAGCGGCAACCCCGATCGAGCCAATACCAACGGCCTCCGATCCCGACGATCAGCTTGAAGCAAGCTCGGAGTAGCCGAAGTACAGGCGCCGCCCGCCACGCCTCGTAACATGGCGGCGGCTTAGACCCGTGACCCCACCCGAACCACGGGTCTTCTCATTTCCAAACATGAGTTCGAGGGCGACGGGAAGAGTTTCCCGAGCCATAATCTCTCCTGGTTGCTGGTTGTGTTAAAGCAGTTGAAAGGTCGACGGCAGGCGACGACTTGTTGAAAGGCCGCCCGCAGGGTGGCATTCCGCGACTGTCTGGCGTACATGCGCCTGGAAATCAGGAGCATGATGATGGCCGACAAAGCAAAGCAGCCGCAATCGGAAGATCGCGGCGAGGCACCGCAAGCGGACAAGGCACCACAATTCGACCCTTGGGAGGCCGAGTTCAAGCGAGACCTGCAACGCAATGATCGCGATTTCGACTTCTGACGTGCGATCACGTCGCTCGTCTCGAATCCTCGCTTTATGAAAGCAGAAGGCCCCCTCTCTCTAGACGAAAGAAGGGGCCGGGCGTCTGAGCGTTCGAATTCACAGACGCTGCAAGTCTAGGCCGGAAATGGCGCGTTTTTCAAGCGCCGCTGCAGAGACTGCACGATTTGTTCATGGTTCACCTTGTTGCTGAGGAACGCAGGATCGCCGCGCCGAGAGCACGGTTTTATCCATCTGATTTTTCCTTGGAGTTGAGATGATCCGAAGCGGATCAGGGTGTCAGTTCAGCGGACGCCTGCTAGATGCCGGCCAGACAAACGCCGGCAGCTCGGCCATGAACTCTTCCACACTCGGCTGCGGCCGCTCGCCGGCGAGCACCTTCACCAGCTCGGCCGTGGAATAGGTCCACACCGCCGATCGCCAGGCGAAAAGCGCCTCGCCTTCGGCCGAGAACTGCGGGTTCGGATCGCCGCGATAGGTGATGGCGGTCTGGATGCCATCATATTGCCGCTCGCGCGCCTTGGCATCGAGATGCGCCTGGATGGCTGCTGAGTATTGCGCCTGCAGCATGGCGCGCGCTTCTGCCGCCTTCTGCTCGGCCGTAACAACTTTCGATAGGTCAACCGTCCACATTGGCAGGCTCCTCTTCAGCAGTGTCAGGGATAGACGGCTGCGGATCGGCCGGCAATGCAATCACCCCGTCGGGCGGGTCGATGAGTGGCGGCGGAAATGCGACGGCCTGAGAAGGGCCCGGTCCGTGCGGCAGGATGAGCGTCAGGTGAAGCTCGCCGGCGGTCCGTTCGACGGAGCCGACAAGCCATTCACAAGGAACCTCGCCGGCCGGGATCGTGGCGCCGTCCGGCAAGGTCGAGAAGTCGAATGGCACACCGTTGATCGTGAAAACGTCGCCTGCCTTGGTGACCGTCAGGAGGTCATCGCGGCGTTGGGGAGAGAACTTGATTTGCATTAGAACCACCTTCCAAGGGCACCAAATCGGATCGTGTCGCTGGTGCGAGAGGCATAGGCGTAGGCCGACCCCACCCACGAACCGAATGCAGTTCTGGGGTTCACCCAGGCGTTAATTGTCGTCGTAACGTGACCGAACCCCACCGGCTGAATTCCGGTGAAAAGCACCGGCATCGGCGCACTCACGGCATTGGAATAAAAAACGTTGCCAGCAGCCTGGGTCATGGCGACGGGAAGTTCCGGTGACGTGCAAATCATGGTGCCGTCGGCAAATTTGACGTACTCCCCATTGGCATTGCTGCCCCGTTCAATGACGGCGCCGGCGGGAAAGCCCGCGGAGTTTGATACGGTCCCCACAACCGGTAGCTCAACGATCGTCCAGTCCGTCCAGCTTGTGCCGCCGTTGACGGTGTTCCTCCTGAAGACCTGGTTGTTGTCCCGGTAGAAATATTGAAACACGGCATTGGCGCTTCGCTGGAGAACCACGAGCGTGCCTGTCGTGGCTACCGAGGCGGCTCCGGCATAGGTGTTGGCCCAGTTCCCCGAGAGTGTGTAAACGCCGGCAACGGTGATCGTGTTGAGGTCGCCATCGACCAATCCGACATCACTGTTCGCAGGGGATCGAACGGATCCACCCCATACAGGACCAAGCTTCAGCAGTGCGTCGAGCACACCCGTCGACGAAAGCAGGTCGCGCCCCTTTGCCTTGATGTCCGCCAGCGCGCCCGAGTTTGCACCGGTGAAGTAGGCGAACTTGTCCGCCGCGGGGTCGAGCCCGGCCAAAGCCGTTAGCGCCGCATTGTCGAGCCGCTGGATATAGGTCGAGAGCGCCTGGGCGTTGACGGTCTGCTGCTGCAGGTAGGCCGTGTCGCGGACAATCCAGTAGCCCTGCCCGGCCGCCGTGGTGCCGCGCCAGGGCTTGGCCAGCGTCAGCTGCGTGTTGCTGTCGACCGAGAGGATCGGGACCGGGTTGCCGTTGCTGCTGTCAAGGCCGAAGAACCCGCCGGCAATCAGTGCCGTTTGCCAGGCGGTTCCGGAGCCGGTGACAACGGCACTGCCGGCGGTCACGGAAACCGTGCCGGTTACATAGGGTATGGTCATGTCAGGAGTTCCTAAGCTGGAATGCCGAGAATATAGTAGCGGATGCCGAGCACGTGATCGGCGCCTTCCGTTCGCCACGTGCCCGGATCATCTGCATCGTTGTAGTAATCGCCGGGCTGACCGCGATTGGTGACAAACGTGGCGCTTGTCTGTGTGAGGCGGCAATGGGAACTATCACCGCACTCGAAATTGCTGTTGGTCGAATAGACGCGTTGACGAACGGTCGGAAGCTTGATCGATTCGGTCCAACTGCCAACGCTCGTTTCCGACCCCGCCCCGTGTTTGGTCATGTATTTGACCATCGGGAACATGCCGGAAGCGTCAAAGTTGATGATCGTTTGGAGCGGGCTTCCTACCGCAACACTGAAATAGCCTTCCGCAATGATTTGCACGCAAGGCCAGCGCGTATCGATGATGATATCCGCCCATGATGGCGGGTTGGCTGAACCGGGGCGCAAGAACTGCACAACGTCCTGACCGCTTTCGGTGAATTCCCTTAGCACGCGGTTACTGCCGTTCGTCGGCGGGTCTCCTGCGTCAAGGTAGAGCATGAACCGGGCGCGCATCGTATCGGACGAATTGAAATAAATTCGCGAGCCGCTGAACCAATAGTCCGCACCCAGGCCGTTGCTCATGTTCGGATTGAACGGGTAATAGATCGTTGATCCCTCGTAAAAATGAACATCAAGGGCGATGTTTGCCGGCAAGGTGATGCTAGTTTCATAGAAGGATTCACCGGCAGGAATTGCGATGTCCGCAGCGGCAATGACCTTCACGGGCACACGGCGGCTGTCGAACGAAACCTGCCATTCGTTTGCCGTCTCCGCGTTGTAGCCGGGCTTGGCAATTATCATCTTATCGGATCGCAGAATGATGTTCTTCGATCCATTTGGAGCCAAGGGCGGCGCTTCCAGCGACGGGTCTTCATTGCCGGGGAGGTTCCAGACGATCAACCGCTTGTCTCGTGACAAGAAGCGGTTGTATGCATCGTCATTCGTTGACGTGGTGATTTTGGCGTAAGTACCATATGGGAAATCACCCCATTGACTGACATTGCCGCTAAAGTTTTTCACCCACGGGGCCTGATACCAGTTCCCCATAAAGAAATAGCCGCCTTGGTCGTTATAGTATTTCCCTGAATAGCGGCGCTGAATTCGCTGCTGGTTGAAACGCCCGGTGTTCGTCCGTGTGGCTTTCACGTCAAACAGGGGCATGTTGTATTTGCATTTCGGGAACGCGGAATTACGGAACAGCCATGTCGACTCCCCGCCGCCTGATCCTTCCATCTTCTGATAGTTGGACGCGTTCGACCCTGCCGGGTAAAAATTGTATTGGACACTTCCGCCAGAGCTAATTTGATTGATCCGCTCGATATGCGCAATCGACGCGTTCAGAGCGTATTTCGAGTTATAGAGGAACTTCGACCGCTGACTGTCCGGCGTGGTGCGCGGATTGTCGGCGTCGTTCTTCATGATTTTGATGCAGCCGGCGCCGGTCGAGTCGACGCCAATCATTGTCCTGGTCATCAGCTGAAGATCTCGATCGTGCCGTTGTTGAGGTCGATTTTCATTTTGCCGTTACGGGCTCGCAGCCGGCCAGCGTCGGACGTGCCGATGTCGGCGGTGGCAAGCCTCATAACGCCTTCTAGCGGACTCCGTTCGAACGTCGGCACGACCGCACTGGTGGCCGCTGGGACAAAAGGCGCACTGATGAGCGCCAGTAGGAAAGACCTGCGTTTCATGATTGAACCCTCTTTTTAGCTAAAGATTTCGATCGTGCCGTTGTTGAGGTCGATTTTCATCTTGCCGTTCAGCGACTGAAGGAGACCGGCATTGACCGTGCCGATATTGGCAACGGCCAGCTTCAGCTCTCCATTTGCGAAGACGAGCGGGTAATGGCGGCTGTTGCCTGACGTGACGAGGAACTGATCTGCCTGCACGGCCATGCGCGACTTCTGCACACCGCCTTCGGTGTAAAGCTCGACATAGAAGCCCGACACCTTGAAGCTCTGGTTGGTCCCGGCCCGCAACAACACCGAGAAACGGGCATCAACGCCGGTCGGCGCCGCGACCGCCTCGAACTTCACCAGCCCTTGTGCGAACCGGCCGTTGAAATCAGCGCTCACGCCGCTGATGCTGCTCGCGAGTGCGCCGTCGCCATCTGCGCGAGCGGTCTCCTCGGCGATCAAGCGGGCGAGGTTGCCATCGACGTCGGCGTCGAGTGTCGTGATCGAGCTTGCGAGGGCGCTGTCCGTCGTTGCGCGCACGGTCTCCTCGGTGATCAGCCGCGCATTTGTGGTGCCGATGCTCGCCTGCAGATATTTTAGCAGCTGCGCCGTCGCCTCGTTCTCCGAAACGCGAACCCGGCGCTCCTCGGTGATCTGCGCCAGCGCGTCACCTATGGTGGCAACGATCTGCTGGCGCTCGATCTGTCCGACTGCGCCTTCGAGCGAGAACGCGTCCAGCAGCTCGACCAGGCGCGGCCGGAAGAACTCGTCCATTTCCTGCTGTAGTTCCTTGAAGCGGTTCAGCGCATCGTCCTGCAGTTCCTTCAAGCCGGTCAGCAGCGTCTGCAAACCGGTCGGCTGCGCCGTCGTCATCCAGGGCGTAAAGGTGCGCAGCCGGTCGGGGACGGTCGTGATCGTCGCCCGGGCATTGTAGACCTTACCGGAGACGACGTTCTTCGTGGTGCGGAAGCTACCGTCCTCGGGTGAGGTGCACTGATCCTCAAAGATCTCTGTCGTGCCTTCGATCTGATAGACAAAGCGCACGGCCGTGACCGTCGGATCGTCCGGCGGCGTCCAGGTGAAGACGAGCGCCGGCGTGTCATAGCCCTGCGCGCCGTTGATCATGCCGACGGCAACATTGAAGTTCTGCACCGTCGAGAGCAGCGACGGATTGATCGGCGGCGTCGGCGGCACGACGATCGGGCCGGGCTCGATGCCGTCGTCGTCATAGATCGCCGCACTGGTCTCCGAAAGCACCAGGGTGATACGCAGCCGCTCGTCCGCCCGCCATTCACTGATCAGCCAGCTCTTGCCACGCCAGGTGATCCACTCGCCTTCCTGCACCGCGAGGCCAAAGCGACGGCTGACGGGAACCGTCGCCTTGCCGCCCATGCGGTTCTGCCGGTAGCGGATATTGAGCAGGTACTGCGCAATGTCCGGATCGGTCACCTGCAGGAAATCGATGCTTGTCTGCCGGTTCCGGCCGTCGGCGGCGATGTCCGCATTCACATAGACCGGCTTCAGGCTCTCCGGGTTCCACATCGACTCGATCGAGGTGAACTGGCCGGAGAGATGGTTGAAGCGCTCGAAGGCCGACGGCCGGAACTGCACGTCCTTGGCACGGTCAATCGGGATGTCGGCCGCAGTCAGATCCTTGACCGGGATCTGCGGTGCGCCAGGAATGACGCCGGAGAGACCGCGACGATTGAGGCCATAGCCGGCCATCGCGTCATCGAACTGCTTCAGCACCTCGGTGTGATCGTCGTCGCCGCTGACGAAGAGTGAGCACTCATAGGTCTTCTTGCCGTTCGCCCGCAGCGTGTCGCAGACGTTCATCGCCACGAAATAGGTAGCGAGATCAATTTGCCCGAGGCTCTTGCCTTCGCCGATCAGCGTGCGGCCGGAGACGAGCGCGCGAAGGCCCAGCTGATAATTGAGGCGGTGCACGGCCGGGTTCTTCGTGTGCACCCAGGTCGACGGCGTATTGAGCCGCTGCGTCCCGGAGCCACCGGCAACCGTCGAGTCCTTACGCGGGTCGTATTCGCGAAGCCCGCGCAGCACGAAGTCAATGTCCGGCTTGCCTCTGCCGGCGTCGCGGAAGAACTCGAGATGGTAGTAGCGCTCGACGACGACGTAGCACATGCCCGAAAGCTTGCTGGTCGCCTTCCACTTGTTGCCGAGAGTGGCCGTGACATCGACGAGGCGCTGATCGACACCCTGGCCCGGGCGGCCGTCATAGAAGCGGATCGAGATCGCGCTGTTGCCGTCGCCGTCGATGAAGCCTTGGACGCCGTAGCGTGCGACCTCGTTGCCGATCGTCGCCTGCGCCACGAGATTGTATTTCTCGCCATACATATAGACGTACGGCTCCAGCCCGTCGCACCAGCCGTTGGCGAGGATGAAGACCTCGGCGTTACGCTTGTTGCCCTTGTCCCACTTGGCATAAAAGGCGCGCTGTCCCTTGGTCTTGCCGACGCCATAGAGCGTGCCGACCGGCACGTCGCCGCCGAACTGAATTTCGCCCTGGACGGCCGTGTGCTTCTGTTTGACCTGCTTGGCTGCCTGGATCTTGCCCACGGCAAACTTGGCGCCGAAGGCGAGCGCGCCGCCGATCAGGCTGGTGGCGAGCGCAGAGCCGCCGAACAGCGCGCCGGCGATTGCCGTGGCGATACCTGTAAAGATTGCCATGATGGATTATCCGAGATGAAAAGCTGCGACGACGTCAGCGAGGCCGTGATCGCTGCGGCCGCGCTCGGTCTTGGTCACGAAACGGGCGCCAAGGCAGACGCCGACATGCTCGGCGCCATCGGTAAGACGCAGGATGACGAGATCGCCGAGGCGCGCTTCCGCGCCGCCCTGCGGCTCCTGGCCGAGTTCGGCCGCGAAGAAGCTCACCAGCGATGTATGCCCGCGCCGGCGCAGCGCCCGCTGCGCGCCGGCGAGCGTACGGTAGGCGCCCTGGTACCGCTCAGTCGTGGCCGAGCCCGTCAGGGCATCGACAAAGGCGCAGCCGAGCATGAAGCAATCGGCCGATCCAAAGGCATAGGGTTTCGCAAGCTCACGCGCGAGCGTGGCCTCGACGATGCGGAAGCGGTTCATGGGGACCTATCAGGATTCGACATTTTCGACTGGGGATGCTTATCTCCCGCAACTTTTAGGAGATAAAGCATGGCGAAGACCGAGCAGGCCATTGGGGCCGGAGTAGCAGCGCAAGCATTGGCGGCTGCTGCGCTGGAAATGCTGCTCTGGTTAGGGCACGACGACGTTATTGAGGAAGTCAAGTCGATTGCGTTGCATACTGTGAACCGGTCCATCGACGAAGCATCGAACATAGACAAGGATCGGGCGAAAGATCACGCCCGCCACGCCTTGTTGGCACTCGTTGAAACCATTAAGTTGAAGCAGGCGACGGACAAAACACGGCAGGATCGATTGTCATAACAACAGAGCCGTTGACCTCCCGATAGCTGTGGCCAATCGAAGAGGCTATCGTGTTCAGTCTTTGGTGGCGTCTCCGGGACATTCGTGCGGCGCACGCCCTGAGGACGTGTAATCTACTGCTATTACGTTTTTCATCGAAGGAACTCCTATCGGCTCACCTGGCCCCATTCCTCGGGGATGGTCGCATTCGTCGCCACGAGCTCGAGGCCCGTGTCGGTCGGATTATTGTCGAACTGCTGCTCGGCCTGCGAGCGCTTGACGCCGGTCGAGCCCCGCGCCGACCGTCCGGGCGGTTGCAGATCGATCATCATCGTCAGCGTTCGTTCGGAGCCGGAGACCGCGCCTTCGTTGTAGCGCACCTGGTCGATCTCGTAGATTGATGAGGCGAGAATCCCGAGGACCGCGTCCGTTTCGGGATCTCCCGCCAGATGGGAGATGATCATCGGAGCATTTTGATAGTTATATTGCTCAATCTGAGAGACTGCGTCCTCGGGGTTGCTAACTGGGATGTTTGAGAAGACGATAGTCCGCGTCGTCACGGCGACGCCGACGGCGCTGACCAGTTCGCCCGGCTCGAGAAATCGGTTCGGAAGATAGGTCAGACCGTTATAGGTGTAGGGCCTCCCACCACGATGATAGCCGACGGTCTTGCCGGGTAAATCGAAGCGGATGAGGTCGAGCCGTGCAAGGCGGCCGGTCTCGAGCGCACTCTCGACAGCTGGATCCAACACACTCATGAGAAAAACATCTCCGTAGCGGAAAATGAAGCTTCGCGACCCGCCCACGATTTCGGTGCCGCCACACTGCCCGGATCAATACTCATGACACACGACGGCTTCTCGAGATGGACTGTCGCCGACGTAGTGAAATGCTGGGTGTCCAAACCAAACATGATCGAGAGCGTGATCACGCCGCTAGCGTTCGCCGTGGCGTTCTCGACGATCCGATGAAGGGATCGGATCAACACCGACTTCCGCAACTCGACATAGTCTCCGGATGATAGCTTGAAACCAGCCGGCAGACCTGAGACGACGATGGTTCTGCTGTTAGTAATGGACTGCAGAACCGCGCCGCCATTGAATGCCCCTCCCCCTGCTTTCGTGCCGGAGAGAGGTTTCCCGTTGTTGTGCGCGATTGGGCGTGGCCGGAACAGGTCGTATCCGAGAAATGGTGCACCTCGCGAACTCGACTTCATCACGAAGGCATCAAACAGTCCGTAAAAGGCTGGCGTCATCCAGTTCGTGGTGTATTGCGCCTTCCAGAAAGGCGTGCCGGCGGCCTGCTCTTCGGAACGCCGGCCCTCCATCATCGAAACGTCCGTCGGATTGATGGGATCAAACTGGCAGTCTCGCCAAGGCAGCGTCGGCAACAGAATCGGATCAGGCATGTTGGTTGCAATCCAGGGTAATGGCCGCAATATGCAGCGGTAGGGAATTAGGGAGCGGAATCAGTGCGGACAATCGATTTCAGCGGGACAACCCAGCAGGTGTTTCAGCTCTTGGCCGATGAACACAGCAAGCTGGTCAAGCAAGTATCGGACCTGGAATTCAGGGCGAATGCCCATCGCTTTATGTTTATGTTTGTTGCAAGCGCTTTATCGAACATCGATGAATCTCAGTACGAGGCGCTGATGGCCATGACAGAGAACGCCCGTAAATCGAACATCAACTCAGCGGAGAAATTCGCGGGTGATCCGAAATTGACACCCGAGCAGCGGTCCGGTGCACGACGTGCCTTCGAGGTAATGGCGCAGGAAATGGAGGAATTCCTCACATCAATGAGGAAGGCTAAGAGCGGCGAAAGCAACTTCACCGTGATCCAAGGCGGGAAATCCATCGAAGATTAGCGGTCTTCGCCGTTTTGGTAGATGTTTGCCTTCGCCGCGTCATACTGTTTTATGGTCTCGACGGAGACGCCTCGGCTCTCCGACCGAATGACGGGCCTGAACATCGGCCCCTCCTCAGCAATCACCCGAAGGATGATCTCGCGCGGCCCATTCTGATTTAGCTGACCGTCCGATGGCGCCACGTTGCCATTACCCGGTCGTTGAAGGCGATGGTTCGGAATGACCTCCTCGCCACCCTTGAAACGGACGAGCTCCGGCCCCTTTTCACCAACCCATGCGACGCCAGGTCGAGCGGAGCTCGTTCCGTTCGCATACCCGCGCAGCCCAGCCCACGGGTCCACCTTTGGGCCCCCGCCGAAGAGCCAACTGAGGAGTCCTCCTCCGCCCGCCCCTGCGCCGGCGCCGCTGACCTGAAACACGGCATCGAGGACGTCGTTCAGCAGTTTGTCGGCGATGCGGTCGAGCACCCCCAAAGCCGCGTCGCCGAAAGACTCCCATACCGATTTGCCGTTCTCAATTCCCGCGAAGAAGTCATCGAAGAAGCCTCCGGTTACTTCTTTTGCAAAATCGAGCGCGACACCCATCTGGAGGGTCTCTTCCTCGATCGAGGCCATGACCCGTGCAAGGGACGAAAGCTCGCTCTTCTGTGCATCTGTGAGGGAGATGCCGCGCTGCCGGGCCTCGCTGAGAAGCTGCGTCTCGTAGCGAAGCGCGGCTGCCGCCTGCTCCGTGAGCCCGATAGCATCACGCTCCGCCTCAAGCGCTGCGATCTGGCGCTCGGCTCCTGCAACGATGTCGGCGTACTTCTCCTGCTCGCTCTTGCCGCCGGTGCGCTTCTTCGATTTCTCGTCGACTTCGGTGAGGCCCTTGACGAGGTCTTTGACCTTTCCGGCCGCCGTTGACGCGTACTCACCAATGACACGGAGACCCTCGCCAACGAAATCGGTGCCTTGTGCCTCCTTCATCGCTTGTGTGATGCCGCTGGCGGCTTCTAACGCTTTGTCCTTGTAGGGGTTGGTGATCTTCCCGAAATCTACTGGATCGATGCCTTCGAACGTGCCGATGTCGAGGCCGACTTTGCCAGCGAGGCCACTGAGCGCATCGTAGGTACCGCCGATGAAGTCAGAAATCATTGAGATGACCTTATTCACCATCAGTTCCGTGCCTTTCAACACCAGTTGGGCAGTGCTGTAGATCAAATCTCCCAAAGCTGCAGGAAGCAATGACCAGGCAGATTTGATGCCGTTGAAGCCTCCGACAAACGCAGCAATTATGAAATTCACAGCGTTCTTCGCATCGGTGACAATGTCACGTCCGAAGATCTTGGCGAGTTCGTCGCGGAAGATGTTGGCCGCCGCTACCGCCGCCGTGATACCGGCGATGAATGCGACGGCAGGGTTCGCCAGAATGAAAGCTCCCGTGAGAATGCCAAGCTGAACGACCAATCGACCGAGCAACGCGATCAGCGAGATGATCCCGCCGATGATCGCAGGCGCATACAACAGCGAGAGAGCAGCGGCAGCCGCCACGGCATAGGGAGCGATGGCATCGAGAACATCTGCCAAAGCTATCAGTGCCGATTGCGCCAGCTTTGTCCAATCAACCATCTGCAGGCCAGCGGCCGCCAGCGCGATGATGCCGATCGTCAGCAGGCTAACTGGAGAGAGCACCGACAAGAAGGCTGCACCCAATCCCTGAACGGGTCTCTCCATAGAAGAAAGGACCCCGGCCAGCTGCGTACCCTGCTGAAGGGCAATTTGCAGCGGGCCCATTCCCATCTGCGCGCTGACAGCAATGTCCTGGAACTGAGCGGCAATATTCCCAAGATTGCCGCGCGACGATGCGCGGTTCTGATTAGCTGCCCGGTTCATCATCTCGATCTGCTTCGAGGCTGACGCCGCAGCAGCACCTTCTGTTGCATAAGCCTTGGCGGCCGCCGCCGCGGCTCCGGCCGCGCCGCGATTGGCACCCGACAGCCCCTTGGCGGCCGCCTCGGCGCGTGCTGCGGCGCCGGTTAACTGATTGAGGGCTTCGGTGCCCTTCTCAACGGAACCACTTTCAACCTGAAGGCCGAGTGTCGCAACATCTGCCATGGCTTTTCCTTTTCAAAGAACGTGCGCTATCGTCCTGCCGATTCAATCGGAGGATGAAATGCGCTATATTTTACTGAGTGCGACCCTGTTCACCGCAGGCAATGCGTATGCTGCCTGCAACGAAAGCCTGCTTACGGTCAAAGAATGGTCGGTCAACGTCAAGGCCGACGAAGCGGAAGTGGCTGTGACGCTGGCAAGTTCCTTGACGAAGGCTGCCCGAATGATCGACGCAAGCGTCATTTTCAGTGACGCTCTGGGCCAGCGAATTGGACAGATCCCTGCAGATTTTGACGAGAAGCTGGCAATTGGCGCTACCTATACTACCGGCGGGTCCTATGCTGGCACCAAACTTGATCGAGCGGCCAAATTAGATCGACACGACGTAAATGTTACCGCGTGCCTTCGTGGCGTCGTCTACGAAGACGGCACCAAGGAAGAGTTCAAGTAATGGGAGGCGGAGGCAGTCGCTTCTCTCTTGGTCACCCAGAGATATGGCGGTTTTACAACTCGAAATAGTCCTCGACTTCCACTCTCGCTCGTGTTTCATTTCTGTGGGTGTCACATTTGAGAGGGGACCATGGGCAGTGGGTTATTCTGGTCGCTTGTCTTAGCGGCGGCCGCCGCAGTAGTTTACTTCTTCCAAAAGGCAAACACATCCAGCGCTCTGACGCAGCAATCACCAACTCTCTCATGGTCGACCGAGTGGACGCTCTCGGAAAACGGCAATCCCACGCAGATTTACAAAGGGAGACGCATTACGGTCTTCGAAGCGGATGGTGGCTGGAAGTACTGCATCGCCTATCCAGAAGATCGACGGGAGCCTTACTTCTCCGAAGCTTACGAGACCCCCGACATTGCACAAAGCGAGGCCATTCGACACATGGAACGCCTCCCTTCGTTGCACCGTTCGTTGCCGGAGCAACGCCGCGAATTGCGGCGCCAAAAGGAGGATGAAGAACGATCTGCGTTCCTCTCAAGCGAACCTCACGTTATCGCCTCTCTGTCATCCGCTGCAGAATCTGCGACCGACCTATCTGAGCTCCGGAGAGTAGAACGCAAAACAGAAACCCGTCGGCGCTACATCGACCGTGTTGCTGACTCTGTCGAGGTTTATGGCTCGGTCGAGGAAATCGAACGCGCACAAGAATTGACGCGAAAGGTTTCTGCTCTTGCCGAACGCATCCAGATCAGGGTTGCCGAATTCAAGGCCAAGGGGAAAAAACCGCCCGGATCGAAGATACAGGACAGCTAGTTCGCTTCTCTCGCCCGGATCGCCTCCGTCTCTGCCTCAATTTCTATACAGAACCGCGCATCCATTGCCCTGACGAGCGACACCTCTTCGCGGCGGACGATATTGCCTGTCAACTGGCACCATGCGGCAATTTCGAGGTTGGAGATCGGTACTGGCCCGGAGAACCCCGGCGGTTGCGACTGCCGAAGCTCCCAGAACCAATCCCAGAGGAAGGCGCCGTTATCCGGCACCTCCGCTTCCGGGCTTTCGATCTCAAAGCTCTCGTTGCGCTTGCGCCTGGTCTCACCGTCCGTGTCTCGGACGCTGTCATAGCGCGCGACGATCGCTACGGCTTCGCAGAGCCTTTCGCCAAGCTCTTCGTAAAATTTGCGCGGTCCTCCGAAGCCGTGGCGACCTGGTCATAGATCCAGCCGGCTTCCTCAAAGACCTCGCGCGCCTTCTCGAACGTGCACTCCGGCTTTTCACCCTTCCAGTTGTGATCGCCCCAGTCCCAGGAGGCGACGGACGCTGCCGCCTTGTCGAGGTATTCGGCTTCGACCTTGCTGGCGGTGAGCTTCTTTTTCCGGCTGGCGAGGAACTTGTCGCTGTGCTGCCGAACTACCCGCTTTACCGCATCGCTTTCCGCGGAGCGGATCATGAAGCGAATACCCACAAGTTCATCGGTATCCGGTCCGGCGAGGTTGAGCTCGAAGAGGTCTTCAGAATTGACGAGTTTGGAGATGTCCAAGGGTCACCTGTCGATTACGGGATTACAGTGGGATTGACGCGGATCGGCAGCTGGTTGAGGCCTATCGTGAAGCGCTCGAGCTCGAAGTCGTCGGAGCCGCCGCCCGGATAAAGCGGGCCAGACACGACGCCGCGGCTGTAGAAGATCGTGTTCGTAAACCCCTCACCGCCATCGTTGCGCTCGACCTTGATTGCCATGTTGTCGAGGTTCAGAGGATTGCCGAAGGTTCGCAGGATGACCTGGCCGGCATCGTCATGCACCGACGCGACCTCGATCTGTGGATCACCGGCGTTCGCCGTGCCCTTCTGTTTCTGGGTCACCGGCTCATCAAGCGTGTTGTAGCTGTTCATCGTCGACTCGGCGCCGAAATCACCGATATTGCCGACCTTGCCAACCTGCACCCAGGTGAGCGCCGCATAGGCGGACTCGATGAGATCGGTATTCTGGGCAGTGGCGCAAACATACACCTTGCTGCCCTTCTTCGTTGCCTTGTTTGCCATGTCAGTTCTCCGGTTCGAAGGCGATGTATGGAATGGTGACGGGGATCTGTACCCGTTCACCCTCTTGGAGCGGGCCAGCCGCCCACGGCTCGCTGCTGATCGTGATCTTCACGCCAGAGGCGAATAGGGATCGGTTCTTGAAATGATCGATCACTTGGTCAGCGACATCGAGAGCGCCGACGATTCCTTGCCCGACCGGCCAAACGACTGAGACCTGAAATAGTCCGCGCTTCTGTTGCGGGTCGTTGCCGATGGTGATCTGACGTGTCTGGTTGGGCAGGAACGCCAATCGAAGGTATTTCGGCGGCAGCGGCTGCCCTGCCGCCGGGAACACGACGTTCGGCGCGGCTATCGGCAGCACACCGGGCATCGCTATGAGGCGGTCAGTCACCGCCTTGAAGATGATTGCGTCGGTGCCTGCCGCCATGTATCCGTTACCTATGTCTGAGAAGCCGCCTCTCACTGACGATCAGGTCTATGAGCGCATCCATGCGGCCCTGCTCGCGTTGGGGCGCGAGAAAGCAGCTACGGTTCGGGGCGAAACTAGTTTAAAAGCTGCACGGAAGGCTCTGACATTGCTGCAGCTGGGCCTTCTGTCGGCGATCGAGCAAAGCAGCGACAAGAACCGAGCCGTCAAAGCCCCAGACGAGCCTTCAGCTCCGAGGCCCTCCGATCCACAATAAGCGGCCAATTCTGAGCGGCGAGCCTAACGAAGCCGTCAGCCGGCTGCTTAGCTCCGTACTCCCGGTGCCCGGCATATGAAGCGGTGTATCCGAAATAGAGCGTATCTCCGATGTCCGCTCCAACGATGACTGCCTCGATCTGCCCGAAGTCAGCAGCATAGGTTCCGCCCGCCACCGGATTGGCCGAGGCATTGATTGCTGGCATCGAAGTAGACGACGCAAGCAGTGACGCTCTCAAAAATCCTGTGTCTACGCGCATACGGCCGCCTTGCTCGATCGGCTTCTGCATTTCTTCGACGACCTCGTGTGTCGCCTCCTTGAAGATGGCTTCGACTGCACCCCCGACCTTGTCGGCCCATTGCGCCACGGCAGCGCTAAAAGAGAGCGCTGCCATCAGACGACCTCAGCACGATACCGGCGAACGACCGCGCCAATGTGATCCACGCGATACTCTAATCGGCACCGGCAGCCGGAAATCTCCGATATTGGTGCGCGCGGGTCGCCCGGGAACCGAAGAAGCGCGCCAGATGGGCTCTGAAACACCTCATCCATCCTGACGCTCTTGCCGCTGAGGACACGATGGGTGTGCCGCACACGGCTGTCGCCGGCGGAACGCCATACCTTCGTGACGTCCTGCGCCTGGACCTTGCCGGCCTCGATCTGCTGCCGCATTGCCTCGTCGCGGGCGGAGCTGAGCGCCATCATGGTTTCGGTCCGTGCCAGCATCTCGCCGCGGAGAAGCAGGTTCTTGTCGCGCAGCCGGCCGACTATCTTGGTGAGCGTCTCGCCCGTCACCGGCTTGCCCGCTCTGATCGCGGCAACAACGGTCCGGTCGAAACGCTTGTCGCGCGTCTTGAGCTCGAAATACCGGTTCATCAGTTCCGGGTCGCCGGACGCCAGATGAACGCGGGCGCGCTCGATGAACTCGATCTGGTACCGGGTAAGGCCGATCACTCCGCCCTCTCGGCGGCCGGTGACGCGGCTCTGCCGGCCGACGACGTCGAGGGCCGTTGATCTCGGATTGGCGCCGCGAGCAAGACCCTGCTCCAGCGCCTGGCGGATGCCCTGCTGCTGGTCAACGGTGATGTGCATGACCATCGTCGAGGACAGGTCGCGCAAGATCGCCTCGGCAGTCGGGTTGCGCACGCCGAAGCGCCAGATGACGCGGTTGCCCTGCGGGTCCATGACCTTCGGCAACTCGCCGACAGCATTGGTGCCGCCGGCGTTGAATGCCTCCTGCAGCGCGATTTCAAGCGCGGAGAACGCCTCGGGCTCGATTTGCATGGCCTCAACAGCACCGTTAACGTCACTACGATCGAGACGCTCGACCACGCGGGCGAGAACAGCCGTCGACTTGATCGTCTCGATCGCTTCTCGAAATGCCGCGGCAAGGCGCGGCTCATAGGTGGACAGCAACTCGTCCAATGTCATGCGGTTGCCTTTCGCAGAACTGCTTCCAAGTCCCTAATGCCAACCTGCAGGCGGGGTAATGGCCGCTTCTTGGCTCCCGAAATTGCTCAGCGAAACGTGCCAGCCATGCTATAGAAGGCTCCGCTAATGCACTGAGGCTGGCTCAATGAAGAAGTACTCGGCTCCGATCATCGTCGGTACCGCGTTACTCATCCTGGTCTGCGTCTACGTCTACATGTTTGTTGCCTACCTGCCGTGAGATCAGGTTGTGCATCGCGGGGCGGCCCTTCGAGAAGGACCGGGCGCTGGCAAACTACATGCTCACTATGCGAGTCTCCCATGCACGATGAAGACGACCGGCGTGATGCCGTCGTATTTGTTCGGGTCGCCATTCACGATGGTGTAATCGGCGCCATTGGCGGTAACGACGTCGCCGACTGTCGGCTCGATCGAGAGGCCGACCGACGAGATATAGATCTGCATGTCGCTGGTCTGGATGACGGTTCCGTCGATGTACCGGGCCTCGTAGGCCATCGGGACCAGCGTGGCCGGATACGCGGTCTCGACAGGATCGCCGCCGTAGACAGGATCCGGAGGCGTGATGCGCTTCACGATGCCCGCTTGCCCATACTTGGCGATGAGGCGCTGCGCGGTCGCCTGCAGGCGTGCATAGATCGGGTTCGCCATCCTCCGCCCTTTCTTTTCGAGAGCTCAGCCATATTTACGCCTTCATGCCGCAAGGCTCTTTTTTTCAGGGATCGGGGGACATGTCCGCCGCAATCAGCATCCTCGTCACAATTCTTTTCGTCGTCGTGGTGCTCTATCTCGTGCAGAAGCTTCCAATCGACTCTACGATGAAGCAGATGGCCCAGATGGTCGTTCTAATCGTCGGTGCAGTTTCGTTGCTCATCTCTCTGGGCGTGTTCTGACCGGGATAGCTACACCACCAATGCACCCGGCCAGACTGGCGTCAGGAATGGCCAGAGGAGCCCCTCGATCGTGGTGACGACAGGCGTGGCGAGCGCGACGACATCGTCGATATCCGTTGAAGAAGAAGTTGAATATTCGACCTCAAGCTGTCCGATCTTCTCGCGTTTCACCGTTTGCGATCCGGTCACGACTGGCGAAAGGCTGCCCGGGTTCGTCAGCTCGAGGAATGCCGCCTCATATGAGGCATTGATGATCGCGGCCGGAACCTCTGTGGAAGGTATCGCCTCGCCATAGTAGGTTGCGGCGCCGGTGCGCGGAAAAGCGCGCTCTTGGGCATAGCCGTCTGTGCGCCGGCCGCTGAACTTCGGCTCATACCGGTCGACCGCCAGAGAACCGCGCTGGCGTGCAGCGTCTTTCTGGGCCTCGGTCGTCCCGTCGGGAAAGACATAGCCGGCTTCGGTTGCGTACGCCGTGAAGCCGTCGTTCGTGCCGTATCCAGCCATGTCAATCTCCGATGGAATAGAACCCGGCGCTTAGGCGCCAGGCTTGGTTGCCAGATCTTCGAGGGCCGCGACGATCTCGTCCTTCTTGCCCGGCGTCTTTTCGCCGAGAAGCTTGGATGCCGCAGACTTGAAGGACATGAACTGCACGTTCGGGTCGTTTGCCATTGCCAGGACTTCGGCGGCCGTCTTCGGCTGATCGTCCTGGACCTTGAGCTTCGCCAGTTCGGCATCGCGCTCCGCCAGCTGGGCGCGGAGGCGATCGAGTTCGGCGTCGACGTTCTGGGCGGCGTCCTTCAAGGTCGGCGCCGCGGTGACGCCGGGATTGTCGGTATAGTCGCCTTCGACTTCGAACCACTTAGACGCTTTGATATGCGCCTTCTCGCGGGCGAAGATCTCGACCTCGACGGTCTGGCCCGGCTCGACGAGAACCGGACCATTGACTGTGTTGATGCCGCGCGGGCCCGGCTGGGTGTTGGTGATCTTCATGATCTGATCCTCCTCAGATGCCGTCGAGGTAGCGGACAGCCTTCGGGCGGCGGATGTCGACGCCGCCGAGACGGAAGATGCCCGGAACGTCGAACTTGATCGGGCCCGTCTGCCAAGGCTGCAGGAACCGGAACGGCATCGGCATGTGCATCTTCAGCACCTCGGGCGAGCGGCGGTAAGCAACCATGCGCTTGGTGCTGCCCGCGCCGGCCGTGTCGAGGAACCCGAACACGCCGCGGATGGTGAGCGGCTGGCCCGTGGTACGGGTGTAGATGTTGTTCCGCTCGATCCATTCGAGGATGGTCGTCTGATTGACGGCATCGATCCGGCGGGTCGAGAGATCGAGAAGCACCGAATAAGGCAGGAGCAGCGTATCCGCGATCTCCGCGCCAAGCGTGCCGGTGAAGATGCCGGTGAGCTGGCCGTTGATATCGCGGAGGATCTGGTCCGGCGTCTTGCTGGCGAAGGTCGTTGCCGAGCTGGCACCGTCGGCGGGCGCCGTCGTTGCCGTCGGCGTCGAGGAGTTCACCAGACCGGAGAAGCCCTTGCCGGTATCGCCGACGAAGGCGACCTGCTCGATCTTCTCCTCGGCGATACGACGTGCCGAAGAGGCCTTCTCGCTGGTCAGGTTCATGCCGAGCAGCTGAGCGGTGCCCAGTTCCTCGAGCGTGTAGCCATAGCCGATCGCGGCCATGCTGACGGTCGTCTCGAACTTCTCGCGGGTCAGTTCGACCTTCGGCACATCGTGCGCCAGGCCGGAGAACCACTGCGCCTGGCCGACCGAGTCCATCGAGAAATAGGTGACGGACTGAATCCATTCCGGCGCCGAAGTGTCGACCGGGATGAGGCTCGGATACTGAATATCCTGATACTTCATCGCGTAGACCGTCGGCTCGATCAGTGAGGCCTGACGGATAAGGAAGCTCATCGCGACCTGCTGAGCGTCATGGGTGATAATTGCGTTCATCGAGATCGCTCCTGTTAGCCGAGGCGAAGAGCAGCGAGGCCGGCACCTGCGGTGCTGGTATCCCACTGAGCATTCGGGATGAGGGTGTTACCCGTCGAGACGTTGGTGAGAACGCCGGTCGCGGGGACGTAATAGACGGCATCGCCGACAGCGACCGCGACGGAGGCCTGTACGACGATGACGCCCTTCTTCATGACGGAGACGTTGTCGTACTGATCGTACTTGCCGCTTGGTCGCGTAGTGTCGAGAACGGCAATGCCGGCGAACTTGGCGGTTGCTTCGGAGTCGACAACCTGGTTGTCGGCGGTGCCCTGAACGCAAACCTTGCCGAAGCCGACGCCCTCGACGTCCTCAGCGAGGCGCGTGACGACGACCGAAGGCTCCATGTTGAGGTTCATGCCCTCGATCCAGCGGGCGTGCGTGGCGCTATAAGTGGTCTGAATTGCAGGCATCACTTAGCTCCCTTCGTCTGCCAGGCCGATTCGAGTTCGGAGACCATGGACTTGTGAGCGGTTGCGGAGGTGCTGGCGTCAGAAGTCTGCGTGAGACCCTGCTGCACAACGGTGCGGAAAGGATCGGCGCCGTTCTTGCTGGCGTCCTCGACGAGCATGTCGAAGCGAGCGTCGATGTAGGCCTCCGACTTGTCGGCGACGGCCGCATCGCCCAGCTTGGCAACCACCACAGCCTTGCGGATGGCCGCATCGGACAGGCCTTCGGTCTTGACGTCCTTCGCCAGGACCTTGGCCTTGGTGACGAGATCGGCGCGGGCCTGCACGCGCTTGTCGAGATCCGCGTCGGAAAGGATCTTGCCCTTCAGAGCATCAATCTCGGCATCCTTCTTCGCCAGCTCGGCATCCTTGGCGGCCAGAGCCGTCTGGTGCGCCTTCTCAGCGTCGGCGAACTTTGCAGCGGACGATTCGAGGTCCTTCTGCAGCTTGGTGATGGCCTGTGCGCCCTGATCGGTCGTCTCGACCGTGAGCCCATCGACCAGAATTTTTCGCAGATCCATCTTCGGTATCCTTTCATCTGCTATCTGGGTGTTGACGGGGCTCACGCCCCACTTCCCCGCACCGTCGCCGATGCGAGCTTCTGACCCGGCGCGGCCACGCTGCACGATGGCGACGTGGTTGATCCGGATATCTTTCTGGATGGCGTCGTACTTCTCGCCCGCTGGCGTGGTGCCCGGCTCCCATGCGAGATCGCAGGTGTAGCCGGCGGAGAGCTCGCGCTTGCCTTCGTCGATCGCCTTGATTGCCGCTGCATCCATGACGATGAGAGGGATGCGGACGAATTCACCTTCACGCGCGACCTCGTCGCCGATCTGGCCGACGGAAAGCGCTTTCCAATTATCGGCGGTGACGGCCTCGTCCGGATGATCGTTCGTCACCGGCTTGTGGGCGTAGCTGCCGAGGCTTGCCTTGTCGAAGACTTGCGCCTCAGGCCGATAGACCTTCACGACCGACATCTCTGGCTTGCCGACCTCATGGCCGGCATAGAGCTGGATGCCGGTGCGCGCGGTGCGGGCGTCAGCAACAAGGTAGCCGTCGGCGGTCCGTCGCGTGCCCGCGATCGGTGCTAAGTCAGTGAATTTCATGGTTGCCTCAAAAGAGAAGCCGCCCTAGTGAGGACGGCAATGGCAATTCGAACGAAGCAGCGAGATCAGACCATGGTCCGTTACCAAGACTTCAGCCACGGGCTAGGTTCTGGACGTTCATAACAGTCGTGGAGTTTCGTCGTGACGAAGGTTTTGGTTGCCGCGATGGCATTGGTAATGGTCGGCTTCTGGGGTTCCGTCGGCGTCCTGGTTTACTCGCTACTTGCATCTTAGTGAGTAGCGAGACCGGTTTTCGTCCGTTATAGTCCTCTCGGCAATGGAGGTTGCCTACGGAGGATTACATGAGCGACACCGCATTTGGTTTCCTGTTGGCGGCTGAGTTGTCGGCCTTGTTCTGGGCCGGTCTTTTCATGGTGATTTTCTCCACCACTTGATCAGCCGCTCGGATTCATTGCTGCAGATGTCTGTGTGGCTGCCGCGGCGCGCTCTTCCTCATCCGGCTCCTGTTCAGAAAGCTTGCCGTACTCCTCGATCGCTGCATCGAGACCGGGCAGCGAGCCGTCTTCGATGAAGGTATTGACCAGAGCGTCGGAGACCGCTTCACGCGGGATGATCTCCTGCCCCGTACCGCTCCCGACCAACTGCCGAGCAGCATCGGCCTTCGTCTTGAAGACGTCAGCCTTTTCCTTCTCTGACATGCCCCAGAGAGGCGCCCACTCGTAATAGATGTCCGGGTCGCGAGAGCCGAGAGCGCTCCGGATCACGCACTCGTCGAGGCGCGCCATCGCCGGCGTCATCTCGACGGTCTGCATAGCCTGTAAGCGGTCGTAATAGTTGCGCAGGTCGCTTTCGCCGGTGGCGTTCATGCCGGCCGGCGACTGGCCGAGAAGTCTGGTAGCCGGAATGTCCGCGGCGCCGGAGACGATCTGCAGGAACGACATCAGGACGTCGGGGAGCGTGGCGAAGCTGGCCGTCTTCTGCTCGTATTCCTCTTCCTTGTCGAGCAGCAGGTCGCCGTTTATGCCCTTTGCCGTCGCCGCAAGCGTATAGCGCTCGAGGATCTTGGCGCGGTACTCTGCGTTGCCGAGGTTCTGCATGAAATCCGGAATGCGGATCACGTTGACCTTCGCCTCGAAAACGAGGCTGGCAATGTTCGCCGCGGTACCGTCGGCCTGCTTGATTGCATGGACCACCGACAAGAGGACGCTGTCGCCCCAGCCGGCATAGTTGGTCGTTACGATGTCCTCGTCCGGCTGCTGGCTGCCGTTGAAGATGACCAGGCGCGACGGATGTATTTCGATTTGCGCGCCATCGGCCGAGTTCAGCTGATAGACCTTCGGCTTGCCATACCACTCCGACGCCGGATCTCTTTCGATCTTGCCGGCGGTGAGGTGGCGGCGCGTCATGACCGTGAGGTATTTCAGGCCGCCCTTCGTGATGCGCTCGACGTCGAGCGGCGCCGTCAGGTCCTTGTCGCCGGTACCGATGACGAGAGCAGCGCCGCCCCAGAGCCGCGCTTTGATGCGGGTCTCCAGCAGCTTGCCCATGACGTTCAGGCGCTTCTCTTCCGCTTCGATCGCCTCGATCTGCGGCTTCTTCGCCTGCCAGTCGCGCCAGGCACGGATGCTGTCAAATGCCGGGATATCGACGATCTTCTTGGGAAGCCACGCGCCACGGTAGGCGTTGAGCAGCTCCTCGTCGGTGAGCATCGGCATCGAATAGACGTTAGCCGCGGCCTTGTCCCGGCTGGTACCCAGGCTGGCGACCATGTTTGTCAGGCTGTCGCGGACGAACGCGATGATGTTGGCCATGTCCGCTCCTAAACGTTCGTCAGCGTGAAGGACGAACCTCCAAGCATCAACTCGGTGAGAGCCCAGACCAGGGCGTCGGCCCGATCAGGTGAACCCTCTCCGAGGTATCCTGATGGCGTGAAATTGCACATCTGGTCTTCAAGGTCGGGGAAGTCTCCGACGTGATGAACCTTGCCCTGCTCATACAGCGCGCTGATAGGCTCGCCGCCGCGACAGGCAGACCCGCCGCGGAGCATGATGTTGCGCGTCGGGCCGGCAAGAAGGCGATTAGCCTCTCGCTGTTTCTCCGTTAATCGAGCTACCTGCATGCGTCACAGTTCGGCATCCTCTGGCAAGACATTGAGGCTCATGCTCCCGGAGTGCTCTACACGCTCGATGAACATACCGAGGTGCTTGGCGAGCTTCTCCAAGGCGCTGTTCTTGTCCCAGACCTTAATCTTGTGGACGTGCTCGACCTCACCGTCTCCAATGTTGCGGGTCACCACTTCGACCGAAGCGACTGCTGCGGCTGTGTCATCATCCCACTCTTCGGGTCGAAGCAGCCTGCCGTTCGCATCGAACACGCGGCGAAGATCGGAGAAGCCGATACGAGACAGCTCTTTCAGAACACGTTCAACGGTCGCTTCCGCCTTGAGAGCGCCCTTGCCCTGGATTTCGGCTACGCGCTCTTGAATGCTTTCATTTGCATTCAAACGTGCTGCATTTCCCCTGTTGGCTTTGAAGCCGGCGACGACATACGCCTCATCGACTGTATTGCCTTTCGCGCGGGCCTGCGCGAACTTCTCGTGCCGTGCGTTTTTCAGGATGGGCATGAGCTAACCTTGAGGCGACAATGTATTTCCACGTGAGCGAAGAAGACTGGCAGGCTGGTGACGTAATCCAGCCAGGAAAATTCGGCAGAAGCATCATCGAGACCTCTCAACCCTCGATAAAAGTGAACGTGGCCGGCGCACAGATATCCCCACTGGTCCGCAACTTAATGTGGGAATCCGCTCTAGAGGCGAGCAGGATCGCTTGGGTGCCAGACGCCCCGAGCCGAGGGTCCGTCGTTTTCCTTAACGAGACTTTGGCGCTTGCCCAACGTTTCCGCGACAGGTTCAATCAAAACCATAGGATCTTCCGCGTCGCTCCTGTCGATGACAACGCCAACCGGCACCGAGGCGACGTCGCAATCTTTGAAGACGTTCCCGAACCGCTTTTCACCCGCCTGGCGGAGCGCTGTCGTCTGTATTGGGTTAACCCAGATCCACAGTTCCCTGAGATACTATGGGAAGGCGCCGTCCGGGTTGAGGCCGACGTCGAGTGATTGACGTCCCCACCTCTACCCTTACCGGAGGCCGGTGGCCCTCGAGCATGCGCCACTGTTTAGACGGATTCTTTTTGAACGCTAGAGACCATGGACAAAGCAGTCGAACGGATCGCGATCGCAGTGATCATCGCCTCTGCCTGCACGCTGGCGTGGCTGGTGTTTGCGTTCAGCTGAGCGAGGAAAAGATCAGCAGCCACTGGTATGTCGATCTCCGGACCACCTGATCAAGCCGGTAGCCGTTGGCCGCCCACTCGTTGATGAGCGCTTCCATGCCCGGCAGACCCCCGGGGCCTGAATCGTATTCGACGACGCGATAGGACATGGTGACCTCTTTGTGGGGAGTAGCCCGCCCGTACACTTCGGCGAGCGGCAGCGGGACTTTTTTATATGGGAGGGCGTGAGCTAAGCGATGCCTTTTAGCACGTATACCGTGCGCCACTCGCGCTGTCACCATCAACTATGACAGGCCCCGGTGAGGGAACTTCACCGGTGTTGCCTTGCTTTGCTCGCATTCATAGATCGTGTTGGGGGATGGATAAAGCAGGCATCGCATTTATGGCACTAATACTCGTCCTCATCTTTCTCGTGATGAGCATCCTGGCAGTCGATCGAACATCGATAGAGGGGCACCCGAATACGCAGGCGCTGGTTCCTACCAGCTACCCCTGATTCGTTGCGGCGACAGGGTTCGACTTGCGGCTCTCCAGCTTATGAAGCTGACGAGTTACCGGGCTGCTCTACGCCGACATTGCGGCTGAAGATCAGCACCCACCGGTAGGTGGTCTTGTAGACGGCCTGGAATAGCTCGTAGCCCTTCGCGCGCCACTCGTTGGCGACACGATCGAGGTCGTCTTCTTCGCCTTCCACTTCCACAAAGCGGTAGTACATCAGCGGTCTCCTCACGCGAAAACCCGCCCCTGCGAACAGAGACGGGCTGGCAATGTCAGAACGGAAGGCGGCTAACGGCCTGCCATCCGTGATTCAGCGGGCCGGAAGTTGTCCGATTTCCTCGCGCTCCGGTGCGGCGATCACCCTGTCAGCCTTCTCCTGGGCTTGCGCCGAAGGCTGGTTGCAACAACTATCAAAAACAGTCTTTGCGCGCTCGGTGGCTGCGGCTCTTTCTGCACCGCTCAGTTCGTTGTATGGCTCCGTCTCGAAAGAGAATTTGCCGGAATCGAATGCCTCCCCTTTGGATTGTTGGGCGACCATGGACCACATGGCCGATGTAGTCATGTCTTTTTGCCCGTAGGCGCTGAGGCCGGTCAGCAAGGCGGCAAGCTGGGCGCCTCTCAGATTTCCCTGTTCAGTCAGATGCACCGCTTCGTTCAGCCAATCCTTGTAAACGGCGGGATCGACGTCGAAGGCCTTGTCGGCCAACTTGGCTTCGGCCCGGGCGGCATCTACGGCGCGGAAATCCTCGAACAAGACAATGCCCTTGGCATTGACATCCCCCGCGGCCGCGGCTTCGCGCATCAAATCGCCGGAATTGCGGATGTCTTCCGCGGTGACACCGCTGCACTGCACCTCCATCGTGCGAATCTTGAAAGCGGTGGCGGCGACAAGATCTTCGAAGTTCCTGTCGCCGCTTTTTTTCAGTTTTGCGGCATCGGCCAGATCCTGGTCGTGATGGCTCCGAGATTCGAAATAGTTGGCGCATAGGCGGACATACCCGACCAGGAACGGAAACCGCTTCTCGATGATCTCGTTCGTCCGATGGTGCTTCAACTCCTTGTAAAACGACGGCATGAAGATGTCGAAGCCGTCCTTGCGGCAGTTCCGCTCGATGATGGATTCCATACGCCGACTCTCCGGGAGGCGCTCGTCCACGGCCGCCATGCGCTGATACCCGGGGGCCGTACGAATTGCGTACCAACGTGATCTGCTCATGATTTTCCCTCGTTCTTCTTCGGCAATGACCGAGCATGGTGGTTTCGGCAGTAGCGACCCGTTGTTTCCGCCGCACAGAACAGGTACGGGCCGCCGGTGTTTAGGGGCCAGCAGCATTCGCGGGCCGAGAGATGGTGGAGGGGCTTTGCGGATTGGAGCCGCTCAGCGTCATAGGCAGTCGCCGCGATCTCCGGTTCCCGCTTCAGTTCCGGCGCCAGCTTGCGAGGCCGCGTCGTCTTCGCTTGGCCGGGTGCGCGAGACTTCTTCCCAGAGTCGCCGCGCCACGGGAAGAGACCGCGTTTGCGGAATGCCAGTCCGACAATGACGTTGCGGCTGACGCCAAAGCGCTTGGCGATCTGGGAGGCAGGGAGATCATCCCTCCAGAGCTTCGCAGCAGCCTCGATGTCGACGGTGCGGTGCTGGATGGTCATGCCGCGCGCTCCTCGTCGATCGGCTCGACGGCGTCGAGGTCCATCTCGATCTTCCGGCGGTAGGCCATCTGCTCGGCGCTGACCGAGCGCGCGTCTGGCAATGCCAGTATCCGCGCCAGCTCTTCGGCACGCTCGGGTGACATGGACTTTTGGACCACAATGCCGCCGGCGGCTGCCTTTGACGCAGCATGCTCCTGCTTGAATTGGTTCAACCGGGCGCGGACGCGGGCCATGACCTCCGGAGACCGGTCGATCTCTGGCGGCTGGTGGGTGAGCGTGGCGGCGATCTCCCGTTTCCTCGCTAGATCTTCACGGGCAAGTCTAGATTCCGCCTTCGCCAGAGCGGCAAGGATCGGCGGCTTCGGGATCATGCCGAGAAGAATATCGGGGTTGCCGGCATAGTCGCCCTTGATCAGCTTCTGCGTGGCGATCGCTAAGCCGCAGTTCGGAACGCCTTCGAGGGCGTAGCCGTACACCGCGTCGAGCTTGTTCGGGTCAATACCGGAGGGAATGCTCATCCCGGCTGCCTGCATAACTTCGAGGCTGCGCAAAACTGCTTCCTCGCGGACCGGTGATAGCCGCTCAGTGAGCGCGGAAATCTCCCGGTTCAAGGTCGAAAGCTGGGCCGGTGCTGGCAAATTCGTCATGTCCATTTCCGTTCAGTTTCCGTTGGATGGCTTCTCGGCATTCCCGCTGATGGCGGGCGTGTTCGCTTTCACGAGGCGGTGCTTGCGATTGCTGCGGCCGGTCGTCGTATTTGCCTTCGAGGATCGAGACGAAGCTCTTAGGCTGGCAGAGGAAATCGAGGTCAGCGCGCCAGCCGCGGTCGTTTTCGCCACGGCAGAACCGGCTGCGGCCGATGCGCTCGATGGCATCGAGAACCGCCGGCAGGCCGTGTTCCTCGACCCTCGTATGCAGAGAGATAGAGTTCGACGATCGCGTTCTGCTCGCTGAACGCATCTTCGCCGATCTTGCCGCGCTTGCGGATCAGCTGGACAACCTGACCCATTGCGGTCTTGTCGAACCCCATGGACTTTGCTTCCGCGTAGATGTCGCGGATGAGCGAATACTCCCGCGAGCAGGCGGCAGCGGCTGCACGGAACGTCGCGTGATGAGCCGCCCCGTCTCCCACGCCTGCGACCCTGCGAAGCGCTATTGCGAATGCGGCCGCTGCCCCCTCCCGCCAGCGCGCAACATCGATCTGGACGCGGTCGCCAACCTGAACCGCGCCACCACTGCAACCGCCATGTGCCTGATCCTGATCGCCCTCCTCCTCGGCATTTTCGCCGCGGGCCTTTGGCGGACGGAACAGGTGCACAAAGCAATCGTCGCCGAAAGGAATGTCTAATGGCCATGCCCGACCTTGACTACAACCTTCATCGCCAGACCGAGGCGGCAAAGTCGCTTCTGTCCAGCCTTCGCGACCAAGGCGTTGACGATGACGCCGATCTGGTCGCCGACGCGATAGAGGGCGAAACCAACCTCCTCGAGGCTATCGAAGCCGCCCTTGCGCAGATCGACGAGTGCGACGTCCTCATCACCGGTTTGAAAGCCAAGGAAGAGGAATTCGAGACCCGCCGCAAGTCGATTGAGCGCCGAGCCGAGCGCGTCCGAGCCCTGATCGAACAGGCGATGTTAGCTACCGATCAAACGTCGCTAAAGCTGCCGACAGCCACCCTGTCGCTCACGAAGCGCGCGCCCGGCCTGATCGTCAACAGCGAAGCGGACATCCCTTCCCGCTTCTTCGTCGAGCAAGAGCGCCCCGCGCCGAAGCTGGACAAGAAGGCTTTGGCCGCCGCGATCAAAGCCGGCGAGCAAGTGCCCGGCGCCAACCTCGACAACGGCAGCATCTCTCTTTCCGTCCGGAGGAAGTAATCCATGAACGCAATCACGAAATTCGACCTGTCGCCGCGCCAGATTGCGCTGGTCCAGCAGACCGTGGCCAAAGACTGCAACGCCGACGAGTTCAACTTGTTCATGGAAGTCGCCCGGGCGAAGGGCCTCGATCCCTTCCTCGGACAGATCATTCCAATGGTCTTCTCGAAGGACAATGCCAAGAAGCGGAAGATGACGATCATCATCAGCCGCGACGGTCAGCGCGTCATTGCGCAACGCTGCGGCGACTATCGGCCGGCCAGCAAGCCAGCAACGTATGAGATCGATCCGTCGCTCAAGGGGCCGACCAATCCTCAGGGCATCATCTCTGCGACGGTCTACCTCTGGAAGCAGGACCCGAAATCGGGCGACTGGTACGAGGTTGCCGGTCAGGCCTATTGGGAGGAATTCGCGCCAATCTCTCACTCGCCCGATCAGTACAACTACGTTGAAACCGGCGATACCTGGCCAGACGGAAAGCCCAAGAAGATGAAGAAGCTGAAGGACGGCGCCGTTCCTTCGCTCGACGATTCCGGTAACTGGTGCCGGATGCCGCGCCTCATGATCGCCAAGTGCGCCGAGATGCAGGCACTGCGCGCGGGCTGGCCCGAGCAGTTTACCGGCCTCTATGATGAAGCCGAAATGGACCGCGCCAAGATCATCGATCTGACCGCGTCCGAGATCGTCGAGCACGAGCGCGAGGAAAACCGCCTCAAGGCCGTCGGCGCCTCGAATTCCATCACCATTACCTGGGGAGACAATTGGGCGCTTGAGAATGTGCCTGTCGGTGAGTTCTTCGACCGCGCCTGCGAGTTCATCAAAAACGAACCGCCGGCAAAGGTAGCGAAGTGGCGCGACGCAAATCGGGAACCGCTTAAACTCTTTTGGTCAAAGCATCCCGGCGACGCTCTGGAACTGAAAAAGAGGCTCGAAGCCGCAATCGCGCGTGCCCCGGCAAAGAGTGCCGTGACCGACGCCGAGCTTCGCACCCACGTTTTGGCGGCGGGCTGACATGAGCGGCCCGGTCCTATTGCAATGGAACGGCGAGGCCTTCCAGCCGGCAAACCGGCACTGGGCCCGCGAGTGCGACAAGCGTTTCGTGGTCGGCGAGTTCTATACGCTCGCCGAGCACAACGACCGCAGCATGAATTCGCACCGGCATTATTTCGCCGCGGTCGCCGATGCCTGGCGGAACCTGCCCGAGCAATATTCCGGCCTGCCTTTCGCCGAATCCGCTGAGCACCTGAGGGCCTATGCCCTGATCAAGAAGGGCTATTGCGACACGCATACCATCGTCTGCTCTAGCAAAGCGGAGGCAAAGAGGCTCGCGGCCTTCATCCGCCCGATTGACGCTTTCTCCGCTGTCGACGTGAAGGAAGCGACCGTTACCCGCTACGTGGCGAAAAGCCAGTCAATGAAGGCGATGGACAAGCAGGAATTTCAGGAAAGCAAGACGGCCGTTCTCGACTTCCTCGACGATCTAATCGGAGTCGAGCGCGGCACCACGCAGCGAAACGCGGGAGCCGCAGCATGAGCGTCTCAGACTTGATCCTTGGTCACCTTCGGCGGAACCCGGCCAGTGTGATGAACGGGGTTGTCCTTGCCAGCACCTTCCGTCGGGTTCTCCCGCTTTTCGGACTGGCCGCTTCGCGCCGGCGGCACATCGGCGCCCTCGCTACCAGACTCGTCCGCCTGGTCTGGCAATGGCACCGGTTCGAAGTCCATATCCGGAGGCGTCGTCGTCTGCCGGTTCTTGTGGTCTTTGGGATCGATCATGGTCGGAGTCCTTTCGCATCGCGGTTTCAACCAACCGCGTTCAGTAAGGTTCCACTCAACGGGGGGGCCGCGTGATGGCCTACCGCATCGCCAACTCCGTTCGTCCCGATCCGACACCAAAGCGGAAGCCGACGAAGAACAAAGATTACCTCGCGTTCATCCACGAGCTGCCGTGCTGCGTATCAGGCCGCTACGGCGTCGAGGCTGCGCACCTTTCTTGCGCGGCTCCCCGATTTGGTCATTACGGTCGTGGCAAAGGCAGCAAGGTTTCCGACCGCTGGGTTCTGCCTCTTCATCCGGACGAGCACCGCCGCCAGCACGGCATGAGCGAAGAGCGGTTCTGGCGCGCGGCCCGCATCAACCCGCACGTGCTCGCCCTCACCATACACGGCCTCTGGACTGATATGGGCGAGGATGCGGCGCCCTTCGCAACTGCTATCATCAATCAGACGTTGGCCGACGCCGGCGCGCTCCGGTCGAGGGACGAGGTATGAGCACCGACACGCTCGACATGTTCGCAATCGAGACGAAGTCGTCGGCTATCATTTCCGAATGCGGAGCCTACCGTTACCGCCTTGAGCGGCAATGGGACGGCGAAAAGCCAAACGTCGCCTTCCTCATGCTGAACCCATCCACGGCTGATGCCAGCCAAGATGATCCGACGATCCGCCGGTGCATCGGCTTCGCGAGATATTGGGGCTTCGGCGGCTTGATTGTTGGCAACCTCTTTGCCCTTCGCTCCACCGCCCCGAAGGCCCTGTACGACCATCCCGACCCGATCGGGCCCGACAACGATCAGCACATTCTTGCGATTGCAAAGAGCGCCCGTAAGATCGTTTGCGCGTGGGGGACACACGGAGCTCTTCATGACCGCGGTCGCCAGGTCGCCGAACGGCTCGAATTCTTCGACCTCGTCGCGCTGAAAGTCACAGCAGACGGCCAGCCAGGTCATCCGCTGTACCTCGCTGCCGATATCCAACCTAAATCGTATTTTGCGCCATGACAGTTATACCAGACCTGACCAACGCCACCCCCGCCACGCGCGAATACTACGCTCTTCCCGAGGAGATCCGCACGGCAGCAAAGGCTATAGCCGGTCCGCCTCGGCCGATGACCCATATCGAAGTGATGTTGGCGATTGGGACGGCGATCGCAAATGAGCGGGAAGCGGCGAAGAGAGGCGAAAGATGAGAGAACGTCGCCAATCCCTTGTTCCCCCCGGCAGCTGGCCACCTCGCATGTCCGCTGACATGGCTGCCGGGTATTGCGGGGAAAAGCATGTCGAAGATTTCCTCGAGCGCGTCGGAACGACCTATCCGAACCCGCGCATCGTTGACAGCACGCGACGGAAGTTCTGGTATCGTGAGGATCTGGACCGGGCGATGAACCTCGGCACATCGACGATGTCCTCAGGATTGGGAGCGAAGTTCCGTGAAAAGATCAGGGAAAAGCGGAACGGTGGAACTGCCTAAGCACGTGCACCGCGTCATCAAGAGACGCGCCAACGGTTCGCAAACCGTCTACACCTTCTACACAAGGTCCCGGAACACTAAGGACGCGTGGCCGTCGATCGCCCTTCCGGAACCGCTTGAGAAGGAGTTCTCCGAGCGCCTGTCGATCTGTGAAGCCATGGCCCGCGATGAGAAGGGCTTTCTACTGGACGGCAAGCGGCTACCGGACCTGAAGAGTAAAGAGTTTTGGCCCGAGGCCACGAAGGCGCACGAAGCATTCATCCGCCGCGGTCGCCAGGGCATCAAGGATTTCAAGGCGCTCGTCGAAGCCTTCCAGAGCGAGACCAACCCCTTCTGGACCAAGCTGGCGGCTTCCACTCAGCGCGGCTACCGAACCTCTGGCGACATCATCAAGGAGACATGGGGAGACGACCTTCCCGTCGACTTGACGACGGTCGACGCGCAGGACGCGATAGACGCCCTAGGCGAGACGCCGGCGAAAGCAAACCAGTTCCGAGCCTTCCTGTCCCGCCTGATGGCGTGGGGCGCCTCCCGAGGCTACTGCAAGACCAACGTCGTGGAGATGACGGAAAAGATACCGGGCGGCGAGCCGTGGGTGCCGTGGCCGAACTGGGCTTTTGAGATCCTGCTGGAGCACGCACCGTTCCACATGCAGATGATCGCCATGTCGGCATTCTTCACCGGGCAGCGCCAGGGCGACGTGCTGGCTATGACGAAGCCGAAGGCCGGCGAGAACACGATCGCCGTCCGCGCGCAGAAGACGGGAAACACGGTTTGGATTCCGATCCACTTCGCCTATCGGAAATGGATCGATCGCGTGCCGACGTCCGATAGCGTGATGCTGCACGCCGGCGCTCGCGCCACGTCATACAAGAGCCCCGACGGTTTCCGGACCGAATGGCAGAAGCTCATGGCGAAGGACGCGTTCAAGCCGTTCCGAGAAAACCGGATCGTCTTCCACGGTCTGCGCAAGAACGCGGTGATCAATTTGCTGGAGGTTGGCTGCACCGAGAACCAGGTGGGCGCGATCTGCAACATGTCGGCGCAGATGGTGCAGCATTACGGCCGAGAGGTGGCTTTGAGGAGCCTCGCGAAGGACGCGATGAAGCTCATGGAAGCACGCTGGAGCGAGATCGAGCCGGCCGCTTTCAGGAACAAGAACGGAACGTGA